AGGAGGGTTTTTATGTTTACTCGAGAAGTGCTGGATTCAGTACTACCACCGGGCGATGCGCTGAACGCTGCGGTACGTCGTTCGTTGTTTGAATGCTTCAATGTCGATACGCCCTATGCTATTATTGATTTGGAGTTCTTGCTCGCCGCGATGGCTGGTTTCGTAGAAATGCATGCGGGTTTTCGGAAGCAAGAGGAGCAGCCTTGGCAGGTATTGCATTCTCCGGAATACGAGTATGACTGGTCGTACACAATTACTGTTCGCGGCGTTGACTACAAGCCTCGGTCAAATTACTTGACACTTGAAGGTTGGCCGACGGGTACAACCTGTTGGTTTGTTACTGTTGACTACGGATGGCGTGAGAATATTACTGCTCCGGGTCCACTTCTAGCTGTACTTCGTGCGATCATTGTTCTCTGTGCAGTAGTTCGTACGAGTAAGACCGCACCCTCGAAACGCCGTGAAGTTCTCGAAGTGATGAAACAAATTATGCAGGAAGGTGAAGATGCCGCTGGGACCATTCAAGGTTGAGTATTTTATTCCGAGTTCCGACGTTCCGCAGCGGCAAGGATTCAAGAAAAAGGCTAGGTTGCTGAATCCCCCGAAGATGCATATGATTGCGGTTGCTGGTGTGAGCTATCGGCAATCAGAGGTTCGACAAGCTGTTCGCGACTTTAAGGCGGCTAACGGAGCGTATGAGCGCCGCGCCGAGCTTGTTTACGAGAATAATAATTCACACGACCAGCTGGCCGTTGCTGTTTATTTTTTGGAGTATGCTGTCGGGTATCTACCGCGACAGCTATGTAAAGAGTATCGAGATGCTCTGTCGCGCGTAATTCCGAGCGACCTCAATGAACTTCCAATGTTCTGCCCTGTTATCTTTGTAGGAGGTGGACCTGGGGAGCACATGGGGTTTCGACTTGCGCTCCCCCGATCTAGTCAAGCCGCAGTGGCGCGAACACGGAAAGCCAAGACAGGCAAGAAGACAACAGCAGTATCGTACGATTCTAAGATGTTTGAGAGGACGTAGAGGAAAAGAAATGTTCGGAAAGAATGTAATAACAAAACCGTATCCCCATGACGATGGTTCATTGAAGGTACACTCGTTTTGGTACACTATTCAGGGTGAGGGTCCTGATGCTGGCCGACCAGCAGTATTCGTGCGGTTAAGTCATTGCAATTTAAGGTGTTTTTTCTGCGACACTCAATTCGATACCGGTGAGGTGCGTGAGTGCGTGGAGATTGCGTACGATGTAGTTAAGCTTGCGATGACCAACAAATGCCCGTTGGTGGTGATTACCGGAGGCGAACCGTTCCTCCAGAACGTGGGACCATTTATTGTTTTGTTGAATCAGGCCGGGATTGCTGTATCGATCGAGACGGCCGGCACCGTGTTTCTTCCTAGCATTCCTCGCTTGTTCGCGAAAGATTCGGTAAACAAGATTGTATGCTCGCCGAAGACCCCGCAGTTGAGCCCGAACCTCATTCCGCACATCCACTCGCTGAAATACATCATTCGAGCCGGAGAGGTTGATGATGAGGACGGCCTTCCTTGTATGTCAACTCAGATCCCCGGAAAGATCACGAAGATTTATCGACCTTGTCAAAGTCTTCCCGAAGGTACGCCTATCTACGTTCAGCCGATGGACGAAGAGAATGAGACTGAACGCACGAAGAACATAATGGAAACTGCTGCGGTTTGCATGAAGTTTGGTTACCGTTTGTCGATCCAGTTGCACAAGCTTGTGGGGGTAGATTAATGAAAGCTCTCATAATCGTTAGTTGTCTGCTCGGCAGCGGCACGGATTGGTATCCCCGAGGACATTACAAGAGCTGGAAGCAGTGCGAGAATAACATTCGTAAATTCGAGCGTAGGCTGGTTCTTAAAAAACGCACATTATGCTGGTGCCATCGGAAAGACTACGCTTACCCATACCTGGTGAAACCTCCATTACCTCGTCGTACTGATACGGATACAAAGTGAAATGGGTGTTATTCCTAAGGCGGCCATTCGACAGTTCCTCGCGCGCGAGCGCGGGGACTACCGAAAGTGGAAGAACTACAAATTTAACAAGCTCGATGCGCTGATGGAGAAGCTTCCAGCTCGACCTCCCATCTGGCGTAGGTTACGGAAGCACCAACGCGTCTGTCTTCTGTTAGGGGCCCGGCATGGTAGCTGGGCCTTCTTCCTTGATACGGGTTGTGGGAAGACTCTGCTGTCGATTGCCCTCGCTCGATACTTTGAAAAGGTGAAGCGCGGTAAGGTGTTCCTCGTCTTAGTCCCAAATCGAATCAACATGTTCGAGTGGGGAGACGAGATAACCAAGCATTCTCCGAACACGAAGTATACGATCCTAGGAGGATCAAGCAAGGAGAAGTGGGCAGCGGTTCAGAAAGGTGACTCGCTGCTCTACGTGACGACGTACATGGGCCTGCTGCATATGGTCTGCAAGACGACTGTGACCAAGAAAGGTGTCACGAAGATGACACCCTGGGATAAGCAGATCAACGCCCTACTCCGTATTGTGGATGGATTCTTCTTCGACGAGTCTACTGAACTCGGCAACCCCGACAGTTTGACGTATCGCATTTGTAGACGTTTTGCAAAAGCCAAGAACAAGCTTGTATACCCTCTAACGGGTACGCCTTTCGGAAAAGATCCAAAGCCACTATGGGCTCAGATGTTCTTGGTAGATCTCGGCCACAGCTTGGGTGAGACCCTAGGTCTGTTCCGGTCCGCGTTCTACTCCGAGACGATGAACCAGATGTCTGGATTTCCGGAGTATCATTTCGAGAAGAAGAAGGCTAAACTACTTCATGAATTCATTGCAGCGCGGTCGATTACGTACGAGGCCGAGGCGACGTCGCTACCTAAGTTGATCCCCGTAGTAAAAGAAGTCAATATGTCTTCTGATGCTGAGGCGCATTACTACGCTGTACAGGATGAGTTTCGTAGTGCCCTAGAGGTTCAGGGCCCGAAAGACCTAACGGTAATCAAGAACTCTTTTTTACGTCTCCGGCAAATATCTTCTGGGTTCATTGGCTACCACGATGATGAGACGGGCGAGCGCGCCTCGCTCGAATTCAAAGACAATCCTAAGCTCGATCTGCTGCTGAGCATACTTGATGAGGTTACACCTCGATACAAGGTTGTGGTCTATTGCCAGTTTACAATCTCTGGCGCGATGATTTGCCGAGAATTAACTAAGGTGAAGATAGGTCATCAAAGAATTTATGGTGGGACAAAGGATCAGAAAGTTGTATTGGAAGCTTTTAAGACAGACGAATCCTGTAGAGTGCTCGTGTTGAATAATGACTGCGGCGGTTTTGGTTTGAATCTACAGATAGCGAGATACGGGATATACTTCGAGAGTCCTATTTCACCTATCATGAGAAAGCAGACTCGAAGACGAGTGGAGCGGCAAGGTTCGGATCACAGTAGTGTTTTCATCTACGACCTAATCACTCGTGGCACATACGACCACGCAAATCTTGCAGCGCTAGAAGAAGGCAAGAACTTGCTGGAAGAGGTGCTCCGCGGGAAAGCAAAAGATTTTATTTTCGGAAAGTAGAGCTCCTTCAGCCTAGTCGAAAGATTGGGATTTTTATTTGTTTGAAGTAAAGTATTCTCTTGCGTTAGTATGGATTATAGCTTACACATAATGAGTAGGCAGTAGCCTATATACACAGGAGAAGAAAATGACCAACCCTACAAATACCCAGATAGCTGCACGCCTTGTTGAACTTGCGGCCGAGATCGAGTTTGCCGAGCACAACGTGTGTGCGGTGAACGAGGCGGTCGCGCTCACAGCTATCGGGTTAGCGCAGACTCCAGTGAACGGTCTGATCATTTATACAGACCTGGATGCCGAGCGCATGGAGGCGGCCATTCAGAACTTCGAGAATATCGTGCGGATGTTCAATTGGGAGCGTGAGCAAGCTGCTCACACCGTTTCGAGGATAATCGAAGTTTTTGGGTGGTAATAATCGCCCTCGAGTAGAGAGAAGCCCTGCCGAAAGGTGGGGCTTTTTCTTTGTTTGATTTAAAGTATTTCTTGTGTAAGTAGTAATTATACTTTACATATAATGCATAGGCAGACAAACACAACGGAGAAAGATTATGAACGAAGAGCAAATGAAGATTTTGGATACAGTGCTTGCTCGCATTCTTCGGAACTTTCCTGACGCTGCTGAGGACGAGGTCCGGCAAGTTATCGAAGAGGGTTTTATGGCCGGTTGCGAAGATGAATATACGCTAAATCGGTACACTGAAAAACACTTCAGCTTCTGATCAAACAGAGGCCCTACCGAAAGGTGGGGCTTTTTATTTGTATGACGTAAAGTATTTGCTTGCGTTGATAGTAACTTTAGCTTACATATAATGAGTAGGCAGCAAGCTTACAACAACTCACAGGAGAAGAAAATGACCAAGCATACATTCCGCAGCATTAAGACCGGCGATGTTCTTGAGGTTGGGTATCGTGGTCACCTCGACCGCTGCGAATTCCTTGGTTTCACGGACAACAAGACGAAGTACAGCGAAACGCCAGTATTTAAAACTGCCGCTGAGATGCTTAAGTTCGCAGGCGTAACCAGCTTCCCCGCTTTGGAGGAGTATCAGGATGCGCAAAATCTCGAGTACGGGCATCACTTTTACGCGGTGTTTAAAGACCTGTCGACTGGCGATGTTTTCCAAGCTTACCTTTTCAAGGGTCGCTGGGTTCTTGGCACTTCTGCAGACGTCGCAAAGCTGCGCTAGTTGAAATCGGGTCGGGTGGAAACACCCGGCCTTTTATTTTGTATTCGACAAGGTTTTTTATTGCAAAAGGTTGTAGTTGGTCTTAAATACAACGGATAGACAGCAAAGATATTCAAGCAGAGCAAGTATATTCCGGGGTAGTAAAATCTTTTTAGTTTTTTTGCTTTATTTTATATAAAAGGTATTGCATTACTACAAAGAAGTTACTATATTGTATTTATCGGAGCTGCAGAGCAAGTGTCGAAAGACCCCTCAAGGCTCCGAAAGGAAAGGCTCCAGGCCCGACCAGCGACTAGAGAAGACGGTAGAGAGGACTACCGACCCGAGAAGGGGAACCAGGCACCGAACGGAGCGGAAGCTGGGAACATCAAAAGAAGCTCACGATAAAAAGAAAAAGGACTTCCTGGACCTTAAACCTACCGGCCGCGAAAGCACACCGGAGAAGACGAAAAGTCGAAACCTAGAGGAAAAAAATTCCTCGAAGGTCGTCGGGAGATGAGCTACCCGGCTTGAATAAGACAGCTCATTCACAGGAGTAGAAGATGCTTAAAGTTATCGCCCTCGCTGCTTCAGTTGTACTGCTTACAGTCCCAACGGTTTTAGCTGGGGAAGGTACCGAGAGGTGCGGTGAGAAGGTGACCTGGAAAGGCGTCTGGTGTATCGTTAGCCTAAACGACGCGAAGGCACATTGTACCCTAGCTGCAAAGTATGAGAATAGGGTCAAGCATGCAGAGGTCGACGGTGACCTCGACGCTGCTCAGATGTATCGCAATCGCGCAGCTTACCAAGCTGCCGAGTGCAAGCGCTTCCTAGAACTGCACGCCGTAAAGTATCCGACGAAGTAAGCCGAAATCTAGGGGGTGGCGAAAGCTGCCCCCGATGATCGCTGAGGTGTGAGAGACCCCGGCCCGATGAGGCATCTCAACTACACAGGATTAGAAAATGTTCCTCGGAGAAGCGAAAAACGTCGGTAATCTTCGTCTCTTGCTAAACGCGAAGATGAATCTTTATACGTCGATGCTGGAGAATCTCAAGACTCAAGCAGAGATGGACGCTGCCTATGCCGGCGAGCACGGTGATGTAACTTTTCATCATCAGGCGCATTGGTTGGGCTGGTATGCCATCGAGCTTCCAGTAGCGGCGTTCACGGCAGATCAGGCGGCGCGGGTCCTTATCGAGATTAAGGATGCTGCCGACGGCGATGCAATTCCGGAGCGGATTAAGTCTGAGGCGCTTCGGAACGTTCTTTCGAGCATGAAGTTGGGTAGCCGGTCCACATCGGCTGCAAGCAACTTGGCCGAGGACGCTGTTCGCGCCTTCTGGGTGGAACTTGGTTCCATCGTGCTAACGAAGTAGAGCCGAAACCTAGGGGAAGCGAAAGCTTCCCCGATGGTCGTTGTGAGGTGGGAGCTCACGGCCCGATGAGGCATCCCGATCAAGTAGGAGTTAGTCATGAACCAGTCCGCTAAGAAGTCCGTTTCTATCGCCGCAGCTTGGATCTTTGGTACGGTGATTTTCGCCATCGTGCTCGTAGCCGGTGGCCTAAGCTTGTATATTAACGTCGTCGTCGGTCTGACGATGGGTATCGCTGGTGCGGTGATGTTCGCTATCGGCGACGTCACGAAGATGGTTCTGCCGGTTGCCATGCAGGCGGTGGGCAAGACGGTGCTGCTGCGCAGCATCTACTGGATGGTCACACTCGTATCTTTCGTCTGCGCCTTCCTAGCCACTGCCGATATGTTCGGTACGCAGTTTGTAACGACGCACACGGCGCAGAAGATCGAAACGGTTGGTGCTGAGAACCTAAAGGACCTCCGCGCTTCTCTCGATGTGGCGCGCGCGATGATGCTCGCTGAGTCGAAGAACAAAGGTTGTAAGGACAAGTGCACCGCTCTTGTTGCTCGCGTAGACATCCTGGAGAAAGAGATTAAGGTCCAGGTTGTGAAGCAGCAAGCGAACACGACCGCAGCGATGTCGGGGAAGGCGATTCTCGGCCAGACGATGTTCGAGGTTGCTGGAACCAAAATCGACACGTACACGACGGCGATGATTGTCGTCTTCCAGATGGTGATGATGGAGATGATCAGCCTAATGTCCGGCTTTGCTGCTGGGATGATTGGCCACGCTATGAAGCTTTCCGCAGATAAGAAAGCGGAGATCATTGCCAAGAAGGTTGCTGCTGAGAAGAAGATTGCTGCTGCCGCGAAGAAGGTAGAGACGGCAAAGAAGAAAGCGGCTGCGGCCCGGAAGTTGGCAGCGGCAGCGAAGAAGAAGGCGGCTACCGAAGGTCAGGATGCTGAGGCGGCGAAGAAGCTTGCAGCGGCAGAGAAGATTATCGAAGCCAAGAAGATTGCCCTCGAGAAGAAGAACCTTGCTGCCGCGAAACGTCGCGCTGTCGCAGCCGCGAAGAAGGCAGCGGCCGAGGCCAAGAAGATTGCCGCCGCAGCGAAGAAGGCAGCCGCTCGCAAGGTTGCAGCCGAGAAGAAGGCTACGCGCAAGACCAGCCCGAAGGTTGTCCAGCTCGTGCGCAGTCAGGAGAAGATCAGCGCCTAGTAAGGTGGCCCAGGAGACTGGGCCACTATTTTCTTTCATATACAAAAGGGCGCTTGCGTAAGTAGGCGCTTTACCTTACACATAATGCATAGGCAGACGCACACAACAGGAGATGAAGATGGCAATTCGTGTATACAAATCCTGGGCGAAGGTCCCAGGCAAGACTGCTCAGAAGAAATGGGACAAGCTTGTTGCCGATCACGGCGATCTTGCTTCTGTTGAGTGCTTCAAGATTATCCTATCCGATCCTGAGTCTTTCAAGTATGGGGACGGTCGGGCATATGCTGTGGACGATCACGAGGTTGGTGTTCTGATCGCTGCAAAGTATTTCACGACCGTTCGTAACGTCGGCCGAGGCGTGCCCAAGGACCGTCGTGAATTCAAGACCTTTGCAGAGGCTGTCGCCGATGCGAACAACGATCCTCAGGTGTTAGTTTACGGTGTCGTGACTGAGATCAACTCGACCAGCCTGGCTCCGAAGTACTGGGGCTTCTACGCAGTGATTCTAACAGCGCTGGCTGCGCGTAGTATATAGGAGATTGAAATGCGGTATCCAGGACTACCAGACTCAGTGGCTACAGAGCTGGATCGCAGCGGCCTTGATTGGCACGTGCGGCAGCGAACCAACCATGACGCTATTGTTGTCGGGGGTGAGATTGTCACCTATTTCGGTAGGAGTCAACCGGGCCCAAGAAATGAACGTAATATGGTTGCTGCTGTGCGTAGGTTTGTGCAAGGACGCGCTGTTAACAAGTACCGGAAAGTTTCTTAGGGCTCAGACAATTTCTGCATTGCGTTAGTAATCGCTTTACCTTACACATAATGCATAGGTAGACGAAACACATCACAGGAGACGAAGATGATTCAGGTTACCCCAGCACACGTCAAAGATGTTCTTGATCGTCCGATTGAGATCGCATCCAAAGGCAACAAACAGTATCGGTATCTGTTGGTATTCACTGCGCACCGGCTCGCGTTCGAGATTACACGGCGGTCCAATGCCACGGCGAAGACAACCCTCGTAGCATCGTATGGGGAGGATGTTCTCCAGAACGCGCTTGATCACTACAACGGCATCACGGTTTAATCTACTAGCGGGGGAGAAATCCCCCGCACCACCCACACAGGAGAATGAAAATGACCAAGCCGAAAACGAAGATGACGATCCAGGAGAAGATCCGGGCCCTGATCGCGCTGGCCGCTTCCCCAAACGAGAATGAAGCTGCCGCTGCGATGGACAAGGTGCAGGCGCTGCTCGCGAAGCACAACCTGTCTATCAAGGACGTTACCGACGCGACGTCGGCAGCGAAGTTCAAGATCACGCAGGGCAAGGTAGGCGACGTGTTCGCGCACAAACGGCAGATCGGTGTCGCAGTTGGGAAGATGTATTTCTGCAAATACTTCTACAGCGTGGTTCACGTTCAGTCGAAGGGCAAGAATATGTACAAGCGCGAGCGGCATTGCTTCGCCGGTGAGGAGCACAACCTTGATATCGCGAATATGATGTTCGATTACATTGTTGCTACGATCGACCGTCTCGCGAAGGAGGCTGCTGACCAGATCGAGGACAAGAAGAAGTATTGGAGCTTCATGACAGCATTCAAGACGGCGGCTGCGCATCGAGTTGCCGATCGTGTCATGGCGAAGATTCAGGCTGTCACGGCTCCGACGACTTCCGGTGGTAATCTTCCGGCCCTCGCGAGCCTCTACGATCGGGCCGACTCTGAGATCCGAGCTTTCCTGGAAAGTCAGATGTCTCTGAGCCCGGGGAAGACAAAGAAGCAGATGTACGATGCTGCTGGGCTGCGAGCTGGTCGAGTCGCTGGCGATTCGATCGGCCTGGACACTCAGATCGGCGGAGGGGGCAACACCAGTAATCTGCTGACGTAGCCAGTTGTAGCTAAGGTGTGGGGAGGAGACTTTCCACACCTATTCAGGAGAAGAATGATGGCAGTCAAGAATGCGACAACGAGGAAGAAGATTGCGACCGTGAAGTTTACGGAAGCGGAACTTCAAGTCCTCGCACAGATCCTCCACAGCCTTGAATACGAAGAAGATGCGAGGAGTACTGGCATAGCTTTTCAAAGTGCCCAAAAGAAAGTTTTTGAAGCTAAGGGCCTGTTTGGTAAATACACGTAGAAAGGAGAATACAATGAGCCGCTCCAAGCACGATCAGAAGGGCCGTCGTATCAACGGAGAGATTTGGGGTCGCGGCTGCTACAAGGTTGTCGAGGGTAAGGTGTATCCCGATTGCGGAGGTGAGCCTGTCGGTTCCCCCAAGAGCAAGAAGCATGCGAAGATGAGTGCGGCTCGCATGCGGCGCCGGAAGTTCCTCCTGGCGCTTCACCTAGAGCAGCTTTACAGTGATATTGGAGAATGAGAGGCGGGGCTGGTCCCCGCTTTTTTTTTGTTTGAACTAATTTTTTCCATTGCGTAGGTAGAGTCTATGCCTTACACATAATGCATAGGCAGACGAAGACGACACACAGGAGAAGAAGATGAAGCTCACGGATCTCGAAACGAAAGCCCTTGCCTCCCTCCGCTCCAACGTCGAAGGCGGAGAAATCAGCCAAGCCGGAAAGATCTGGAAATCGGTTTATATCGACAACGCGTCAGCAAAAGTTGAAATGCCTCGCCGCACTTGGTCAGGAGTCTTGTCAAGCCTAACCAAGAAAGGTCTTTACCGCCCAGAAGACAACGATCCCAAATCAGCTTTCGGACTTGTGGTGGTGGGGGAATAACCCCCACCTTTCCCCTTCCTAATCACAGGAGAAGAAGATGACTAGATACACGATTCTAGAGACGCGCACGGCCACCGGTGAAGTTACTGACCTCCGTACTACGCTGCCTCGTATTCTCGGCCGCATTGGTAATGATAAGGAGAAGGTGGACGCCATGGCTGTTCGCCTGACCGGAAGCGGTCCAAGGACGTTTACCTACGAAGTTGTCGAAGCGAAGTAACACTTGCGCGGGGGAGAAATCCTCCGCCCCTTCCCACCACAGGAGACTACAATGGCTGATCATGTAGAAACAATGGCGTACGCGGGTGAAACCCCCTGGCACGGCCTCGGCACAGAAATTCCTCCCGGTGTCAGCACCGACGAGATGTTAAAGCTCTCCGGTCTCGATTGGCTGGTGACCAAGGAGAAGCTTTACCTTGGTGATAATACCGAGGTTCCGAAGATGCGCGCTATTGTGCGCGACACGGACAAGAAGATCATCTCGATCGTCGGTTCCACCTACAAGGTGACTCAGAATTACGAAGTCCTCGGATTCTTTCACAAGTTCGTGGAAGCGGGGAATATGGAACTCGAGACGGCCGGCTCACTACATGGTGGCCAGTATGTCTGGTGTCTGGCTCGCGTCAAGCGGGATTTTGTCATCGGCAAGGACGACGAGGTTCGTACGTATCTACTCTTCTGCAACCCGCACATCTACGGGTACAGCCGCTCGATCAAATTTACAGGCGTGCGTGTGGTGTGCTGGAACACGTTGAACTTTGCACTCGGAGCCAACCTTACGGGGAGGAATACTCGGGGGCTGACTTTCAATATCCCGCACTCGATCGATTTCGATGAGGTCTCTAGGGCTGCTGCGGAGAAGGCCCTCGGGATTGCGTTGACGCAGTCTGCGGAGTTTGAGGAGGCGACTAAGTTGTTCGCCAAGACGAAGCTCAAGCAGGAGGCCCTCGATTCATACTTCAACACGATTTTGAAGTTCGATCCAGAAACTGCCAAGCTGCGGAAAGACGGAACGGTACGTCTACCCAGCATGTTGAATAAGTTCAACGAGGCTCTCGAGTCCGCTCCCGGCCAGGATTTCAAGTCCTGCAAGGGCACGCTGTGGGGAGCTCTGAACGCCGTCACGTACGTCATCGACCACGACATGGGTCGGACTCGTGATAACGGTCTGACTTCGGCTTGGTTCGGCTACACGGGCGATATCAAACGGAAGGCATTCGAGATTGCCCTCGAGTTGGTAAAGCGCTAGAACAGCACTGCGGGGGCGGCAACGCCTCCGCTTCTCAACACAGGAGAAGATGATGGACTGGGAAGTTACAGTTAAATTTCCGACACGGCCCTTTCTCGGCAATGTGCTTCAGCTGGCGGAGGCGACATCTATAGTTATGCGGGAGGTTCCCAGCGCTCCGAAAGTGCCCGGCACGGATACCTATCTCGATCGGACACCCACCGCCTGTACGTACCAGCCTTACGGAGACCCTCGCCCGCGCCACTCTGGGTATGTCCACCGTGATCTCAAACCTACGGGATCGATGCCTACGTTCGACAAACCAAAGCCGGACGGCATCGTGACTCAAGATGATATCGACGCGGCCGACCTCGAAGGATACTCCGCGTTCCTCGAAGGAGATACTGCGCGCATGTCTGGGCGGCCGTATGAGTTAGGTTCGACTCTCGATCGAGCTTGGCAGAACGGTTGGGATCGTGCCGAGCACTCCGACGATTCAGACAAAGACGGAGTTTGAGAATGAAACTCTATCATGGAACAAGTGAGCGGTACGTGGAGTCGATTCTTCGGAACGGCATTACGCCTCGCGGCAATCGCAAAGGTAATTGGCAGAACACTGTTACCTCGAATAGTCGTGCTGTATACCTCACTACAGCGTATCCCATTCACTTCGCTAAGGCGTGCGTGCGGAGGGAAGAACGCCTCGCGCTGCTCGAGGTAGACACAGAACTTTTGTCATTCGATTTACTCGCTCCCGATGAGGATTTCCTCGAGCAAGCAACTCGAAAAGATCCGAAGTACTCGAACTGCGGAAAGGATATGAAAGAGCGTACTCTATGGTTCCGCAAGCGAGCCCTTGTCGAGTTCAAGCAGCATGCTCCCGCATCTGTTCAGCATATGGGGACCTGTACGTATTTCGGCCGTATCCCGCCCGCAGCACTAACTCGTATCGCCTTTGTTCCGCAAGGGCATGAGCTGTACCAGATGAGTGATCCTTCCGTCGGCATCGCCAACTACGGGATCATGGGCGCCTTCTATCGCAACCTCACCAGGCTGGCGTTTAAGGATGTCAGCGACCTTGAAGACGACGCATATTGGTTGATGAACATGAACGATGAAATACCCGATCTTTCGGAGATCGAAGTCAAGGACCTGGTGAAGAAGTAGCATGTTTGATTGGCCAGATTTTTTGGACCGGAACGGGATTGAGTATATCACCACCGGTCCTAACGTTGCTCGGAATAATATCAACGTTCATTGTCCCCTTTGTGGTGCGGGGGATCCCTCGCACCACTTAGGCATCTCTCTCGTGGGGCCCTGGTGGGGCTGCTGGCGAGACCATGCGCATCGCGGCACGAGCGTGGCGCGTCTGGTTCAATTGCTTCTCGGTTGCTCATGGGAGCAAGCCCAGCGTCTTGCCGGCGAGTCCGCGAGTCTACCGGGTGATCTCTTAGGGAGCGTGGAAGCGTTGCTGTCGACGTCCGTTCCAGACCCTGCGCCTTTGCGTAGCCTAAAAATGCCTGAAGAATTTCTTCCGTTTTCCAATAAACCTGGTGAGCGGTACTACCGATCGTACCTGCTACGGCGTGGGTATTCCAACAAGAAGATCGACTCCCTGACGGCTAAGTACGGGATCCGGTATTGTAAACATGGTCCATTTCGAGGACGGATCATGTTCCCCATTTTTTATGAAGGAAAGCTTGTTACCTGGACAGGGAGATCTATATTTCAGTCTGACACTTTGCGCTATAAAACATTGACCGTCGATCCCGATCGTGCTAGTGTGCTCGGGCAAGAATACGCAGCAGGCAACATTAGTGATTTCCTGTTGTGGTATGATGAAGCAAGTGCAGGAACCTTCGAGACCTTGGTGATCGTAGAGGGTCCGTTTGATGCGCTAAGGCTGAGAGTGTTAGGAGACCGCCATGCTCTAATCGCAACATGCTTTTTCACCGCCCAGCCGTCACATCGGCAAATAGGACTACTGTACAGACTGCTACCGAAATACAAGAGAAGATGTTTACTACTGGATGCAGGAACCCTTTCGAAATCTCTTACGCTGAAGACCGAATTTGACTGGGTTCTTGCATCTGCTGATATTGAGGTCCTACATCTGCCAGAAGGTGTAAAGGATCCGGGAGAACTGTCTAAAACAGATTTCCTGAAAGTGTTTGCCTTATCTCGATAGGCATAACCATGAAGCACATCATGGTTCTCCTGTGGCGGAGCTGGGGGTCCCGTTTATCGAGAAACCCCCAAAGTAATAAGTAATGACAACAAGGCTTGCGTATGTCAAATATCCCGCCAGACCCGAACCGCGGTCACATCTCCACAAAAACGTATATGCATGAAGCAGGACTCTCCTGCTGCTTCCGACAATGGCGGGCCAACTCCCATTGTCGGTATTTGCATGGCTACCCTCTAAAAGTAAAGTTCACGTTCGGCGCCTCCGAGCTTGACGATAACAACTGGGTAGTTGACTTTGGCAGTCTGAAGCCCCTTAAGGCCTACCTGGAAGACATGTTCGATCACACGTGTCTCGTGGCTGCGGATGATCCTCAGTTGGCATTCCTACAAGAGGCTGACCGTCGTGGCCTTCTTTGTATTCGGGTACTTCCTGCTGTTGGCTGCGAAGCCGTCTCCGTGCTGATTCTTGAGCACGCTGAGCAGTGGCTTGTCGACGTTGGCTACAGTCCTCGCTGTTTCCTTATCTCTGTTGAAGTCGCAGAGCACGGCGGCAATTCAGCGGTTTGCTTCAACAAGAGGCACTTCCAACCGCTATAGTAACGCCCTACTGTAGCGTACCTTCCTTACCTATTGCAAAATATAAAAGTACCCTTAAGCTAAGCCTCCGTACGGCGTAGGAGGTTTGTATGGTGGTGAAACTGGACGTAGGGGGAACGCGATGGTTGGAAAGGTACGCGTGGAAGAATTATTGGAAGGTTCGTCATATCTACGATGACGTGAACGACCTGATACAAGACGGGCATATGTGTTGGGGGATCGTTGTAAACAAGTATACAGACGTCGGCGATCTGACACAGGATGGACGTCTGATGAGCTTGTTCAAGATGACGTTCGTGAATCATATTCGATGGGTCGCTTCACGGGACAAGGACAAAGAATACAACAAATTAAAAGTTCGTATGGACGACTTAGTCCATCCTGGAGAGCATGTATCGTTAGAGCAGTGGTACGCCTTTCTTGATCGGGTTTGTCTACGGAACGGTCAGTCAGGTGATTTGTTCAGTGACTCCAGCGTGCAGCGGACGATAATTGAAGCCTCAGAGCCTATTCGGTCAGTCCTGCAATTCTTGGTATCTGATCATGGAATAGATGTGATGCGCCGTCCGTTTCGACGCAGACTTGATGGATCGAGGGAGACCGTAAACGCTCGCATTCGTCGATACATAGGTAAGGGGGAGAATCTCGACCTCTTGGGAATGACAAAGCAATATCTTCTCGAAGCAACGCACTAGGAGTCTAGCATGTCGAAAGCAGCAGTTTTATTGAGTGGTGGTATCGACAGCACTACAGTTCTGTACATGGCAGCGAAGGAGCACGGCGCGGCGAACGTACTCGGTTTGTCGCTTACTTATGGTCAGCGCCACCGGAAGGAAATCGAGTACGCGGATCGCAGTTGTGAGGTGCTCGGCGTGCTTCGGAAAGTCGTCGATATCGGCTCGATCATTCCCTCGACGATGTTGACCGACGAGTCGCGTGAGGTACCCAGTATCTCTTACAAAGATATTGTCGGCACCTCTCCTACGTATGTTCCGTATCGAAACGGATTGCTGCTTTCGGCGGCGGCATCTATCTTTCACGGCGGTCTCCTGAATGGTGAATTCGGAGACGTCAGTTCCGTCGAGGATTCTGGTGAGCACATTCTGTATTACGGTGCTCACGCCGAAGATGCTCAAGGTTGGGCATACCCCGACTGTTCGCCTGAGTTCAATGGTGCGATGGCGAATGCTATCTACATCGGCACCTACTCTCAGGTGCGGTTGCATACGCCCTTGCAATGGTTGACGAAAGCGGATATCATCCGCAAGGGGCAGGAACTGGGTGTGTGGTGGAGCAACACTTGGAGTTGTTATAAAGGAGGTGAAATGCATTGCGGAGAGTGTCCCACGTGTCGGGCACGCCGCGCAGGATTCGAATTGGCTGGGGTCGCTGATCCTACTCACTACGCCGCTTAGGGTTTAAAACTGTTTGTTCTGATTGAACAGCAATAACAAAGGTGAAGTATTATGGTATCGAAAGTCGAAGCCGAACTCGTCAAAGCGCTGAAACTCAAGAAGCAGAAATCCAGCGAAGGTCGGGACGATTATCTCGCTCGGGCTCTCAAGGCCATCGACGATCTCGACGATGACGGCTGGGCTGAGCTTTCCGAGGCGGCGCAGAAGTGGGCAAACGACGCGGCCAAGAAGGCCAAGGCGAAGAAGGATATCCCCGACTTCCCGAAGGACAAGGAAGACGAGGAAGAAGAGGGCGAGGAAGAAGAAGAAGAGAAGCCGGCGAAGAAGAAGTCCAAGAAGGACGACGACGAGGAAGAGGAGACCGAGGAAGAAGAGGACGGCGAGGAAGAAGAAGAAGAAGAGAAGCCGGCGAAGAAGAAGGGCAAGGAGAAAGCCAAGGAAGATAAGAAGCCGGCGAAGGAAGAGAAGAAGCCGGCGAAGAAGAAGGCGAAGGACGACGACGAAGAGGAAGAGGAAGAGAAGGAAGAGGAGGAGACCGAGGACGACGACGAAGACGAGGCTCCGAAGAAGAAGGGCAAGAAGGACGAGAAGTCTGCCAAGTCCGATAAGAAGGCTGCCAAGCCCGAAGCCAAGGCCGGCAAGCGCTCGGGTGCGCAGGGTGTCACGGCGAGCATCAAGAAGATCATGCTCGGCGACCCGCAGATATCGGTCGAGAACCTCACCGACGCTCTCAAGGAGAAGGGTTTCGATACGATCAGTAATATGACTGTCACGACCGTTCGCGCCGACTTCCGCCACACGCTGCGGATCATGAAGGAAGAAGGCGGCCTCAGCAAGGCGCTCTCTTCGAAGATGGACGACGAGTAGACCCACCTGTAGGGCATCTCGTTTAGAGTTGGGGCCAGGATTGACAAGATCCTGGTCCTGCTACATTGCTAACTTCCCAGGATCTTTTACATGACCCAACGACTGCCACAGGCGGGCACTCCTCACGTACTCGGATCTGATTGTATCGAGAATTTTATGGAGCGCCTCGTCGGTCCCGATGAGATGCGTCGGGCGGGTCTTAGTGAGACGCCTGCGCGGTACATGAAGGCCATGCAGTCCTTGACGCAGGGTTATCATATTGATCCCACGACGTTCCTAAAGGCGTTTGAGGATGGGGCCGAGGGCTACAACGGTCTTGTGTTTCAAGGGCAGATTCAGCTCTACAGTTTGTGTGAGCATCATATGCTCCCGTTCTTCGGAGTAGCACACGTTGGCTACATTCCCCGAGGAAAGATTATTGGCCTGTCGAAGATCGCGCGCATCGTGAATATGTTTGCGCAGCGGTTCCAGGTACAAGAACGATTGACCCGACAAGTCGCCGATGCTCTTGACGAGTATCTACAACCTGCGGCTGTGGGCGTGGTTATTCGCTGCCGTCATATGTGCATGGAGATGCGAGGCGTCCAGAAGTCGGGGACGGTGACGTACACTTCGCATCTATCAGGTGATTTCCTGAATGAGCCTGAGGCCAGGGCTGAATTCATGAAGTTTGTTGAGATGGCAGACTCGGGGTTACATATATGAAAAGAATTCGAGTACATGCTCCCAAGGTGCGAACTGAGGGTTTGCAGCCTATCGATGTAGAGCTCATGCTGGACTCGGGGGCCTTTGGAGCGTGGACTCGCGGCCAGGAAATCAAGGTCCAGGACTACATTGCGTTCGTCAAGGAGTATGGTCAGTACTTTCATTCCGTCGTCAACCTTGATATTATTCCAGGTGATTTTGGAAGGACGAAGACACCCAAGGACGTTGAGATCGGAGCACAACGTTCTTACGACAATCTTCAAGAAATGAAGGCGGCAGGTTTGTCGCCTATTCCTGTGTTTCACCAAGGTGAGGAATTCCATCACCTTGAGCGACTCCTAGACGACGGTGAACCTTATATTGGGGTATCGCCATCAGGTGATTCCATCTCGCAGAACTCGGGATGGTTCGATAAGGTGTTCGACTACATCACTGATTCCTCTGGCCGTCCATATGTTAAGACTCATGGGTTCGGCGTCACAGCCGTGCCCGTGCTGCACACGTATCCTTGGTACAGCTTCGATAGTGTGACTTGGGTGATCAAGTCAGGATATGGTTGTATCTTCGTTCCTCCTGAGCTGAACGGCAAGGGCTCTGGGTTTAACTACAGCTGCAACCCGATATCAGTTTGGGTGACAGGATCTCCTAGAAAGAACGACCGATACGAGATGGAGATGCAGGGTCCAGAGTATCAGAGGTTGGCGCGGCGCTTCATCGAAGACGAGGTGAAGACGCAGATGCATTACCTTCGACATGATCCATATGTACGTATGGAAGCCATGGCGATCTATTATCAGAACTTGTCGCGCATGCTTCCTTACAAACCGTATCGGAAGAAAGGCACGCTGCTACCAAGCCAGAGTACTTACGACCTTCCGACGTGGAAGATGAAGAAAGCGATCTTTGCGGTAGGCCCTACTGGAAACGTGCGCCGGTCTGCAATTTTAAACAGACTCGGTATCGCCGAGAGGCTTTTGTCTTACTTCGATTTGCGTGATGCCGACCCTGCGGAGATTATTGCTTACGCGAAGTATGGGGCAGTGAAGGCGCCGCCGGCTCGAAGGACTCTGAAGTTTAAGAACATCCATCGCGAGGAGTATTGGAATCGTCGGAAGATCCAATTAGCTGACAGAGTGTTTCGTAGAGGTTCTACTCCTCCTTACATTGACCCCAAAGATGCCTATTGGCTAGAGCAGATAAAGGATAAACTTGATGAAGCGTGAGAGTCTACTAGGAGTCCTTTCTACTGTCGATCCCGCGTTGGCGGCGAACGATCTGATCCCGGTCCTGACCCACTACTGGTTTACGGGTAAGGCGGTAATGGCATACAACGATGTCGTCGCTATTGCAGCGCCGTACAAGACCGAGTTTAAAGGAGCGATCCGCGGATCACTTCTTGGCGGTGTCCTGAGCAAGCTCGCCGGCGACGATGTCTTGTTCACACAAGGGGACAACTCTATGGTTATCAAGTCGGGTCGGTCCCGGCTCGAGGTTCCTCTGTTGCCGCCTGATTCCTTCCTATTCACCTTTCCGAAGGTTGATGAGGACGACGCAATGTTGTCCCTCGATGAGGAAAGCAAGCCGGCTTTGATCCGAGCCTTTGACATTTGCCTGCAATCGCTCAGCCGGCGTGTATCTGAACCGCAGCGGCTGGGAATTACTGTTGTCCCTGAGTCGAAAAAGGCTCTTACGTTCTACAGCACTGATTCCGTAACGTTGTCTTCCGCTCCTGTTGCGGCCGACGGACATGGTCTTGAGAAGCACGTCACCATGTCCAAGTTGTTCTGCGAAAGTGCGCTCAAGTTGATGCAGCGCAAAGACGTGAAGGAAGTGAAGCTATACCTTGACGATGAGTACGCCCTCATGCTGTTTGACAACGGCGTCAAACTGTATGGCCGACTCATCGATGATCCTAATCCTCCGAAGTTCAAGGAGATCGTGGGGAACTATCTCCCGAAGGGCAAGGGCAACGGAATGGTCCCGGTTCCGGCCGGACTGTCGGCAGCACTAGAGCGCGCCTACCTTGTTGTGCATAAAGCGTTGGAGCCGGTAACGAAGCTTCGGGTGGCTGAGAATTCGAAAGGGAAGAGGCTCCTTCGTATTTCCTCGAAGTCCGAGACCGGTGAAGTTACGGAATCTGTCGAGATAGGCGATCATCCTGAGGTCAGCTTGAAGATTGACCTGGCACGTTTCCGCGAGTGCGATCTGACGAAGTTCGATAAGATTATTTTCGATGCCGGCTGTATCGTTCTCGCAAGCGGCCGTGATACGTATCACTTAGTCGCTGTCCAGGGCTGAGCGGTCGAGCTCAGCGAAAGACGGGCGTTCCTCGAGTCCGCTGCCCCTCGCTACCCGGATCGCGCTTCGCCCGTCTCTCGTCCAGATTCGCAGGATCATGAGGGTGGTGGGTACATGGGTCTTATTGGCTTCGTCGGATTAGAAACTTCACAGAAGAAATCTAAGCCTAGTGCTGCGAAGTATTCCAAGGAGATGTTGCACAAAGCGGAGTGCTCGGCATGTCCGTTGAACAGCCAAGTTGGTTTGAAGACCCCGCATATGAAGCCGACGGGCTCGGACACGCCAAAGGTGTACATCCTAGGAGAGGCTCCAGGCAAGGACGAAGATAGAACCGGAAAACACTTCATTGGCAAATCAGGTGAAGTGCTGCGCGACAGGATCCCGCCTAAGTGGAAGGACCAGATCCGTTGGAACAATGTAGTTCGAACTCGTCCGCCAAACAACAAGACACCGACATACATCGAGATTGAGTGCTGCCGGCCCAGCATCGTCCGTGACATCGAGAAGGCCAAGCCCAAAGCAATATTTGGTTTCGGGAACATCGCCCTAACCTGGGCAACGGGACTATCTGGCATCTCCCGCTGGTGCGGTCGGTACATGCCAGTCAAGATCGGCTTGCACGTCTGTTGGTACTTCCCGATGTACCATCCTTCTTTTATTGTTCGAGGTGGTGGAGGTCGCGGAGGTGACTCTGCTTACGCCTCCGAGGAAGAGTTCGCATTCGAGATTCAACTCAAGAAAGCATTCGAGCTTGTAGAAAAGCTGCCAAAGGCTCGAGTGCATTCACGAGAAGAGGCGCTGGCAGATATTCAGATTGTCGATGGTTCCAACGGCGACGACGATGTTCTGGATATCATTCGAACTTTGAAGCGGTTCGCGAAAGAAGATATCGTCGGGCTTGACTACGAGACGAATGGCCTCCGCCCCTTCAAAGAGGGATCGAAGATCCTAACGGTTGCTTTGAGTGGGGCTAAACTCACGTACGTATTTCCAATTCGACATAAACAGGCTCCCTGGACACCAAAACAACGCAAGCGGCTAGAAGCTGCCTTTGTTGAATTTCTCGAGACTTCGAACTGCGTAAAGGTTTCTCACAACCTTCCATTTGAGCTTGAATGGAGTGTGGAGAAATTTGGCGGAGAGACTCTGCGGAACGGTCGGTGGGGATGTTCGCAATCGCAGGCCTACATTCTCGACGAGCGCGCGGGATCGGGTGTCCTGAGTCTCGATGGCCTATGCCAGCAGTATTTTGGCATCTCCGTAAAATCGATCAATCCGATAGATCGAGCCAATCTCGATAATGCTCCGCTGCGCGATGTCCTGCTCTACAATGGTGTTGACTCGAAGTACCATCGGCTGTTGTACATTGTTCAATCCGCGAGGCTAGTCGCCGACGAACTCGTGGAGCAGTATCACCACAACCTCGAAAGAGTCGCCGCTCTTGTATTGATGCAAGTCAAGGGTGTTCCTGTCAATGCTCTGAAGGCTGCGACGTTTGATAAGAAGTACACAAAACAGATCGAGGTGATTGATAAGGATATTATCGAGTACCCTTCTGTTAAGACGTTCCAGAAGCGTTTTCAACGCCCGTTTAAACCGGGGTCCAACGATGACGTCAAGAAGTTGATGGTTGATGTACTTAAGCACGTAATCACTTCAGCTGATGAAGAGGCGATCAAAGGCCTAGGTGGCGAGGCCACGCTGATCTTGAAGCGCCGGAAGATTGCGAAGCTTCACTCAACTTATGTGTCGGCAGCATTGCCCGGTTCCCCCGTCTTGTTCGGCAATCGCTTCCACCCAATTGTATCTACTACGACTACGCGCACGTGGCGTACGTCTTCGGACTCTCCTAACTCACAGAACTGGCCGAAGTACGATGGCAAGGAGGTTCGTGAGATTGTCGAGCCCGGTGGCGACCTTGTTGTGGTCGCGTTTGACTTCGGCGGTATCCAAGCTCGAAATGTTGCGATGGAGTCAAAAGATAAGACTCTCGTCAAGTATTTCAAAGAGCGATATGATATTCATACGGACTGGATGGAACGGATCATTCGCAGACATCCGAAATGGGTCACTGAAGGAGCGAAGAAGTTAGCGACGGACAAGAAGCTCGCGAAGCACTATCGGCAGCAGTCCAAGAACAAGTTGGTGTTTCCGCTATTCTTCGGAGCGGGCGCCAGAACGACTTCTTCGGGGCTCGGTATTCCTGAATCGATCGGCCACGATCTCGGTCAAGAGTTCCGCGATGAATTTCCAGGCATCGCGAAGTGGCATAAGACTTTGCGAACCTTCTATCGCAAGAACGGATATGTAACAGGATTATCGGGGTTCCGGCGTCGCGCGCCAGTCGCCCCAACGGAGATTATCAACACCCCGATACAGTCAGATGAATCAGTGATTGTTCTCGATGCTCTGATACGCCTAGCCGACCTTGATGATGATCGATTCATTCCCGTATTCGAAATTCACGATGATTTGACATTCATCTGGCCGAAGAAAGATGTGGACCGTAATGCTGAGACTGTGATCACCATTATGCTAGATTCGTCATATGATTGGGTCAAGATAGTCCCGATGAGCGTTGAGATGTCAGTTGGTACAAATTGGGCAAACCTAGAACACGTCGGAGAATACTTCTCTGACGAGTGGAATGGCCGCATCGCTGTATAGGAGAGGACCATGTCGTTAGACGATAAGTTAGGCATGGACGAGTTTCTTACTAAGATAGCAACGAAGAATTATCGTGTTAACAACTTCTATCAAGCTAACGAGGGTACGTGGTTTATCTCCGTTGGGTTGAACGGTAACTACTATTACGGTCGTGATAAGGATCTCGGCATCTGTCTACGCCAAGCTTGGCGGCAGGTATCGGGTGAGGGTCGAGCTTGGGTGAGTTACGAGGATTTGATTAAGAATCCTAACAAGATGATTACGAAGAAGAAACCATTGCCTCGAGTTCGGATGAACACTCGAGTTAGGCTACGGGGATAAGATGACACAATCATTGCCTGTTAAGTATCGCCCGGCATCCTTTGAAGAGGTTGTTGGGCACAAGGTTATTTTGAAGTCTATCGAGAGCGTAATCAAACGGAAGTCCTCCAGAACCTTCTTGTTCCACGGACCCTCAGGAACAGGTAAGACGACTCTGGCGCGTATCATTGCCGCTGAGGTTGGTTGTCTTCCTGAATACATCCTCGAGGTTGACGCCGCGACGAATACGGGCGTAGAAAACATTCGTGATATTCAGGAGACGCTTCGCTACCTTCCGATGGGAAACAGCAAGAAAGCGATCATCCTCGATGAGGCGCACATGCTGACGAAGTCGGCGTGGAACTCACTTCTGAAGGTTACTGAGAATCCTCCTCCGCATGTGTACTGGTTCCTCTGCACAACTGAGCTCGACAAGGTTCCGGCGACGATCAAGACGCGTTGTAGTGCGTTTGGTCTCAGCCTGCTGTCATCTGATCAGCTGAAGATCGTTGTCAAGCGGGTGATCAAAGCGGAGAAGATGAAGGTCTCTGATGACGTGCTCGAAGTCATCATTTCTGAGGCTCGCGGCTCTCCGCGCCAGGCGATCGTGAATCTCGACCTGTGTGCTGAGTCCGAGACGAAGAAGCAGGCTGCTGAGATCCTGAAGTCGGCGATCGCCTCTGACGCGACGATTGAGCTTTGCCGCTTCCTCGTAGGTTCTGGAGGATCATGGGCAAAGGCAATGGAGATCGTCAGTCGTCTCAAGGAAGAGAATCCCGAGTCTGTTCGCATCATCATGTGCAACTACGTCGCCGCTGTTCTGAAAGGTGCGAAATCAGATAAGGATGCTGCTCGACTGCTGGCCATCCTTGAAGCGTTTGAGGGGTACTATAATCCTTCAGAGAAGATGGCTCCGCTACTCCTGTCATTAGGTCGTGTGCTGCTTCAGTAGTTTCTCCGCAGTGATATGTAATATGTGAGAGGTAGCGCCATGGCAAGACGGCCGAAGGTATCTGAGTTGGGTTTCGAGTTTCGGATGCCGATTGTGAGTACGGAGCACGTTGAATTTATTGAGGAGCACGAGGACGGTCTTCAGATCGATGAGCACGGTTTGGAGGAGGCTCTTCAGCTTCAGGTTACTTCTTATTATGCTGTGTCGAAGCAACTCAGTCTCGAGGTATCGAGACGCGATGCTGCTAAGCAGTATTTGAAATCGGTCGAGGCTCGTGTCGATTCTAAGATACGGCGTAAGGCGAAGGACGATGGTGAGAAGATCACTGAACCAGGAGTTGAGGCTCGCAGGATTTCTGATGAAGAAGTTCTTGCAGCCACTCATATTCTTATGGATGCGGAAGCGCGAGTGAGAGATATCACCGCGCTGAAGGACGCCTACACACAACGCTCGTATGTGTTGAAGGACATGGTGTCGTTATGGATCTCCAACTACTATGGAGGTTCGGAAGATGAGCGGGCCAACAGGACCGTTCGGAATAGTAAGGCGGAGACCACAAAGCAAGCGACTAGAGAACGTCTTCGTCGTCAATAGCGTTAACTGTAAGGAGAAGTAGCATGGCCGTGAAAGACAAGAAGAAGAAAAAGAAGGGCAGTGGTTTTGCGTACAAGGCCACAAGTCCCGAACGCCTGAAGCGCCAGGCTGAGCAGACTGGGAGTCGTTTCGACGGCATCCTGAAAAACGGCGTTGAGCTGTTCAAGTTTAAGCCTGGCGACAACACCTTCCGCATCCTCCCGCCGACTTGGGACAACGCGGAATACTACGGCCTGGAAGTTTTCGTGCATCCTTTCGTTGGCGCCAACAACGGCACGTACCTGTGCCTGGCGCATATGAAGAAGCAGAAGTGCCCGATCTGCGACGCCGCCAAGGATGCTCGCGATGTCGGCGACAAGGAGGAGGCTGCTGAACTTTCGGCAAAGCAGCGTTACCTTTTCTGGGTCCTCGATCGTGACGATGAGGGCACCGGTCCGAAGATCGCCGATCTCAGTTGGTCGATGGATCAAGCGGTCGCAGCCTTGTGTACGCACAAGCGGTCGGGGAAGGTAATTGCCATCGATCATCCCGATGATGGTCGCGACGTTACAATCCAGAAGCGCGGGCAGGGAATCAACACGAAATATTTCGGACATAGGATTGACAGCGATCCCAGCCCGATCTCCGACGATGAGGATCAGCAGGATTCGATCCTCGAGGAGATTCGTGAGAACCCCCTCCCTGACATTCTGCACTACTATACGGCGGATTACCTCAAGGGTGTGATCTCTGGCACGGTCTCGGAAGACGACGAGAACGAGGAGGAGGAAGACGACGAGCCGAAGAAGAAAAAGAAGGGCGGCAAGGTAAAGGACGAGCCCAAGAAGAAAAAGAAGTCCCGTGACGAGGACGAAGACGAAGACGAGGATCCTGACGAGGAAGACGACGAGCCGAAGAAGAAAAAGAAGTCGTCCAAGCGGCGTGATGATGACGATGAAGACGAGGATCCCTTCGAGGATGAGGATCCCGATGAGGATGATGACGAGGACGAGAAACCCAAGAAGAAGTCATCTTCCAAGAAGGACGACAAAAAGAAGAAGCGTCGCGATGACGACGATGACGACGACGAGAATGAAGAAGATGAGGATGAGCAGCCTAAGAAGAAGGCTGGCAAAGCTTCCTCTAAAAAGTCTTCTCGCGATGACGACGATGACGACGATGATGATGAGGATAACGAGGAAGAAGAGGAAGACGAGCGTCCTAAGAAGAAATCCTCTTCTAAGGAGAGTTCAAGCTCTGGAGGAAAGTCGGCACGCGCGAAGAGATTCGGGCGTTAGGATGTGATCTAAGCAGTCTCGGGGGGATTCGTTCTCCTCGGGACTTTTTGCACACAGGAGTGGGTATGAATGGTAAAACGCGAACGCTTATTGAAGGAGCGGGTGGAGGGAGCTGGTTCGTATTTTTCAGCTCCCAAAACTGATCTATCCTTCATACCAACAGGATCCAAGCTGTTGGACTTGGCTCTAGGTGGCGGATGGGTAGAAAACCGTATCGCCAACATCGTGGGAGATAAGGCTACTGGGAAGAGTTTACTTTGTATTGAGGCTTGCGCTAATTTTGTCGCGAAGCACGACCGAGGGCAAATCAAGTATCGTGAATGCGAAGCTGCATTCGATCCCGGGTATGCCGAGGCGTTGGGAATGCCTCTGGATCGTGTCGATTTCGGAGCCTCGTTCGATACAGTAGAAGATCTGTTCGTGGACCTTACTGCTGTAGTTGATAAAGCCAAGGTACCGACGCTGTATATTGTGGACTCGCTGGACTCGCTTTCGGACAAAGCAGAGATGGACCGGGGTCTCGATGAAGGATCGTACGGGACTGGCAAAGCGAAGATGATGTCGCAGATCTTTCGCAGGCTTGTTCGGAAGATGCAGGACTCCAAGGTGACGCTCATTATCGTGTCGCAGGTTCGTGACAACATCGGAGTTACCTTCGGCAGGAAGACGACCCGGTCCGGCGGTCGCGCACTTGATTTCTACTCCAGCCAGACGATATTCCTTGCGCAGCGGGGGACAATCAAGAAGACGATAAAAGGTGTTGAGCGTCCGATCGGAATTGCGTTGCGGGTTAAGGTTGATAAGAACAAAGTCAGCCTGCCTTATCGAGAAGCTGACTTCGAAGTCTCGTTCGGGTACGGCATTGACGATGTACCATCGTGCGTAGAATGGTTGAAGGCTGTGAAGGCCCTCGACCTTATTGGCGTTGAGAAGGAGGGAATCAAAGGATACCTGAAGTCGCTCGACCAGATGGGCGATCGTGAGTATCGTGCAGAAGTTAAGAAGCTGCATACGGTAGTCACCGACCGCTGGTACGACATCGAGAGTTCGTTCATGCCAACGAGGAAAAAATACAAGAGGTAATCTACAGATAAGATGCGCAAGCGTAAGAAAGCTCAGACAGGCGATCAACCTGATTTCATACTGAAGATGAAATCGAGAGATCGCAAGAAAAAAGGTGCTGTCAGGATCGGCGCAGGCTGGCTGAACAGCGCAGGTGGAATCGGGATTAAATTCAACATGGGTGTTGTGCTTAGTTACCGAGATAACGAAGATTACATCTTTACTCTGTGGCCGGAAGAGGAAGAGTTCTCAGAGGATGAAGATGATGAGGAGATTGGATTCTAATGGTCACCTTCACAGATCCACTTCGACCCCCGGTAGGCGCCACTCTTGAAACCCTTCGACTTAACGCGACCTGGGCGGTTGTCAAGAAACGTGATGAAGATCCTGAGCATACAGGGTATCCTCGTCTATCATTCATCAGTACCGCAGCCGCGGAAAAAGTAGGAATCAAGTTCTCAGAGAGTTCCTACAAGATGGCGTGGGACGTTGAGAGGCATGGGCTCTGGCTTCGCATTATGCCTACGAAGAAGCTCGCGCTTGGATCTGCTGCGAAGTTTGCTCTCGAGAAGAAACAGACCCGATGCAACTTCAACAAAATGACAGGATTGTTCAAACACATGGGAACAGAGATGCACTACGTCGACGTTGAGATCTGGACGTTTACGAAGGCCAGGAAGACGATCTTCTGGCTCTTTGCTCCGATGAAGCATGCGGAGAGTGTCGGGCAGTTCAAAGGAACACGGCTCACGGAGTAACCCCTATCGCTCTCCGCGAATCTGGCTCAATCGCTCGCGGAAGCGGTATTGTCGGTATGGTAGCAGCGGCGAGCGCGACTCGCCAGTCATTCGCGGAGATTCGTAGGGTCATATGGCTATTCAGCAAAAAGGATCACAGTTCGAGCGTGAGATTTGCGTCAAGATGTCTGAGTGGGTTACCGGTGGACAGAAGCAAGACGTCTTTTGGCGCAATTCCATGTCAGGCGGTCGAGCTACAGTATTCAAGAAGAAGGGTTCACTCTTTCGACAATCGGGAGACATCTGTGCGATAGCTCCAGAAGGTCATGCCCTAACTGATACTTACTACTTCGAGCTGAAACACTATAAGAATCTAGATTTCGCACCCTTCCTAGTCAAGGGGAAGGGCGTGTTGACTGAATTCTGGCGTCGTACAATAGTCGAAGCCAATACGTACAGACTCATCCCAATCTTGATCGTGAAGCAGAATCGGATGCCAATCTTATGGATTTCGCAGATCGGGCAGACACCCTTGCACTGGACTCGGAATTCGCGCAGTTGGCGGCTTGAGGTCGTACATCGAAAATGTATGATCTATCGTTTTCAAGATATCATGGCCTCAGATTACGTTGTTACGCCTAGGGCAAAGAATACGCGAATTAGGTTGTAGTAATTCGTATTCATATGTTATCGATATCAACCACCTAAGTTAGGAATTAGCTATGAGATACAGCACATCTATTGCGATTGCCAAGACCAACCTCGACTGTGCGATCTTCGATATTGATGGCGTACTTGCGGACTGTACGCATCGATTGCACTTTATTGATCGCCCTACTCCTGATTGGGAAAGTTTCTTTTCTGCTGTTGATGGTGATACTCCGATTCACCACAACTTGAAGTTGATGCGCGCTTTATCGGATGCGGGAATTTATATCGCGCTACTTACGGGTCGTAATGAGCGTACGCGTACGTTGACTAATGCATGGTTTGCGGAGGCTCAGTGTAAGCTGGGTGAGGGCTACGATGATTTGTTGATGCGGTTTGCCGGTGACTACCGACCCGATTACGTCATCAAGCGCGAGATGTTGAATGAGTTACGGGCCAAAGGTTTGAACGTCTTCATGGCTTTCGACGATCGCCAAATCGTGGTCGATATGTTTACCGAAGAGGGTGTGCCGTGTCATTTGATCAAGGCCCCCGATGCCAAGAAGATGGAGCTGGTGAAACATTATGAAAAAGCTGCCGAAGGCTCCGGGGAAGCGAATCCTCCGGAAGCGGAAACACAAAGTTCTTGTTGATATCAGATTCGGTCAGCCCGTGACCGGTAGAACCGCAGTAGCACAGGTCCAGCGAATCCTGGACCTGTTTGTGGTTCAGGGACAACAGTTCGTAGTAGATCGTGCTGAAGCTCGTACTACTGACGGGACGCGACGTCCGCAGATTTGTACTACATGCAGGCGAGACACACTGGCGCCCATGTTCGACGGCTGCATGACGAATAACTGTCCACGAGGATTTAAGCCGTGTATGTAGATCCATTCGATAGATCCTGTAATGCCCTTGTCGCGTTGTTGGTTCCCTACTTGTCAAAGGCGAAAGATGTAGAAGCAGTTCGCCGCGATCGCTCGGACATTCGAGATGACATTGAGGCTCTACATGAGGAACCCTATCTATTCTGTCTGGAGGTGGGGATCAGGATGCTCGGCGAGTATCTAGATGCCATGGGAGGTCTACCTGTGATGATAGCAGCACGCGATTGTGCTCTCGATAGATTTAAGGTGACTAACATCCCTCCTAGGCTGATTACCGAAGTTCTTGATAGGAAATGGGCTGGCATCGGAAAGTGGAGAGCATGAGCGTACTGATAACTGCTGATTTGCACTTCAGCGACAATCCTCGCGATGCCTATCGTTTTCTGATCACCCAGACCCTTATCAATTTAATCAATAAGTACGACGTCAAGCATCTGTTGATTCTCGGTGATTTGACTGAACAGAAAGATAACCACGGAGCCTGGCTTACCAATAACATCGTGGCTGAGATGGTCGCTCTCGCCTCGTGGTGTCCGATTACAATTCTGCGTGGGAACCATGACGGTGTTGATCCCACGCTTCCCTTCTTTGGTTTTCTTAGAATCTTTTCCAACATCAGTTTTGTCGTCAATCCTTCTGAGAAAGAAATCCCCGGAATTGGTCAATGCCTGTTCCTTCCTCATTCGACAAACTACAAAGAAGATTGGGGAATGATCAATCTGAAGGACACCAAGTACGATTACATCTTCGCGCACAATACATTCAAGGGAGCATCGGGTCAGCATCGAGAATTGGATGGTATCCCCACTGATATCTTCAACTCGTACACGAACGTCATCGCGGGTGATGTTCATGTCCCGCATACAATCGGCCCGATTACCTATACAGGATCTCCGTATCTGATCGACTTCGGCGATGACTTCCGTCCGCGTATGCTGCTCATTGATTCTGAGACACTCAAGCGAAAGAGCATCACCGTTCCTGGTCCTCAGAAGCGATTGGTAGAATGTAGTATTTCCAAAGGCAAGACCATCTGGCCGGAGCAGACTCTGAACGCAGGTGATATCCTTAAGGTTCGAGTTGCTGTGACCTCAGAGCAGTACGCTAGATGGGCGGCAATCAAGACAGAAATACAGCAATGGGGGCATACGCATGGATACATCATTTACGCGATACAGGCGGTTGCGGATAAAGCTGTGTCTCGAAAAGTAGACACAGTACAGCGATCGCGTTTGTCTGATGTAGAAGTACTGGAGTCGTATGGAAGTCAGCGCAACCTTGAATCCAGGTTGTTGGTTCGAGGTAAGAAACTCATGGAGAAGGTGAAGTAGGATGACTGCAAGAGATTTGGGCGAAAAGGAATTCGATGTATTGATTGACGAATTGATTGCAGAAGCAGAAACTGCCTCACTCATGCAACAGGCGGCTATTCACCTTCAGATTACCGATTTATATCGTGAGCGGTACGGAAGTAAGTAGTAATGAAAATCCAGTTTCAACACATCGCGATCCGGAACTTTAGGAGCTTTGTTGGCAATACTCAGAACCTAGACCTTGCAGCTCTACCGCTAGGAGTATGTTTCCTTCGAGGTGAGAACGATGTCGAGGAAAGCCTCGGCGCAAATGGATCGGGGAAGACTTCTATCTGGAACGCCTTGTCGTGGTGTTTGTTCGGCAAGACACCTGATGGTCTGCGCAACCCTGATATCGCTCCATGGGGGTTGACGGCATCTCCTAAAGTTACTGTCGCGGTGAATGTTGATGATGTGCTCTACAAGATCAAGCGAACAGCGGCTCCAAATACGTTGCGCATCAACGATAAAGATGCGAACCAAGAAAAAGTAGAACGACTCATAGGACTCAACTTCGAGACGTTCACGCACACGGTTCTGTTCGGTCAGGACCGTGATTTGTTTTTTGATTTGTCCGCAAGCGACAAGCTCGGACTCTTCACTGATGCGCTCGATTTGAATAGGTGGGACGAGCGGTCCCAGCATGCTTCTACAGAAGTTCGTACTCTGGAGATGAAACAAGTAGCAGCCGACCGCGACCTTGTTGCCGCGAAAGCTCAGATTACTCGAACCAAGGAGTTGTTGGATCGAGCCCAGAAGGAATCTTCTGAGTTCGAGGAGAATCGTCTCGCGGACCTAGACAAGTTGAAAAGCGAGATAAAGAAGCTCGCAGCCGCAAATGATTCCGCTGTCGCGAAGCGGGGAACGGCCACGCTTATCGAGGATGGTGCTCTTACTGAGAAGGATGCATTAGATAAGCAGTTCCGTGATCTGTACGACGAGCTGTTTAAACTTCGCGATAAACTTTCCACAGGCGAAGCACAAGTCGAACAGATTCGGCGACGCGTAGTCGAACTGAAGAAAGAAATTGATGGGTTGGGTGAGATGGATGACTGTCCTACGTGCGGTCAGTCGCTCGAAGGCACCTCGCTTCTAGAGCATAAGAAGAAGTTGAAAGCGAAGGTTCGCAAACTCATTCAGGACTCGCACGATCTGGATCTCCAGACTCTTGAGAAGAAGTACAACGCGCAAGACAAGAAAGTTGAAAGAGTACGCCCAGCTCTAGAAGAAAAAGAAGCGACTGCGAAGAAGGCTCGATCCGAGATCGATATGTGGGACATCCGTCTTCGTGAGATCCAGGTTAATCTACTTTCGAAGAAGCGCGAAGCTGCGCGACTGGAGGCTGACACCAATCCTTATCATGACCAGGTTGGTGGGTTCAAGAAGGATCTGAAGAAACAGAAGATGGTAGCCACCGACCTTGAACAGGAGATTGAGAAACGAGCCGCACGACTTGAGCGCACCAAGTTCTGGATTAGAGGTTTCAAGGATGTGCGTCTATTTATCCTGCAGGAGATTCTTACTGAATTACAACTGGCGACGAATTCAATGCTCGGTGACGTAGGTCTGCATGATTGGTCTATTGAGTACGATGTAGAGCAGGAGACGAAGTCGGGGACGACAAAGCGTGGTCTCGTTGTTAAGGTGCTCTCGCCGTATAATACAACACCAGTACGATGGGAATGCTGGTCTGGGGGAGAACGACAGCGCTTACGGCTTGTTGGGGCGATGGCGTTATCTGAGGTGCTGCTCTCATACGCCTCTGTATCTGTCAACCTAGAGATCTTCGATGAGCCTACGCGTAGTTTGTCCGAAGGTGGTGTGAGAGATTTGTGTGAGTTCTTACACACTCGGGCCCGTGATCTCCAGAAGCAGATTTGGTACACCGATCACCACACAACGGAGAGCTCATTGTTTTCTGCTGTTGTAACTGTGCGTAAAACCGTTGACTGTGGATCACAAATTTTTACCACTTGACCTATGGTAAAATTGCCGCTAATCCTTGCGTTGGCTCTCGAAGGGAGAGTGGCAAAATCTTAGGAAGGAGAAAGTTTATGATTATCGTACTCTGGCTTGCTGTCTCGATCCTGTGCGCCTTTGTTGCAGCGCAGAAGAATCGTAATGCATTTGTTTGGTTCCTGATCGCGATCTTCCTTACGCCTATCCTGGCGTTGCTGGCGTTGTGTGCTGTTCCGGACGTGGATGTCGTCGCAGGTGTCGTTGCTGAACCCGTCATAGATGTTACGCCGTCGGATCGGCTTTCCCCGTATATGCAGGCCTTACTAAATCGCGGTTGACTATTTAGTATTGCATCAAGTATAGTTACTATGAATACTTGTAGTTGTAGTTGTATATTCTAAGCATTTGTGTTTGTCGTAGACTTCATAAGTAGAATTTTGAACTTGACCTGTGGCTTATTTAAGTTCTATAAGAAATTGCAGTGCTTCGTCTATGTAGCGTTAGGAGACTCCGATGGCGTTAGTGATGACGTATGATCCCGTTGACTCGCGTGCAATGATGTACCAAGCCAGCTTCCACTCGCGTATGTTGATGTCGTGTCTTCGCACGGTAATACTACAATCGTTCATGAGTGCCGCGAACGTCGTCCTCGGCGGCATCGATTCTACGGTTTATGCCACTCTGCAAATCTCCGATCGCGTTTATGATTTCTTTATGCGTCCGTCTGTGAAACACATTCGTCTGCCGGCGAGGTTGCAGTATCATCTGGCGATGATTTGGCGGTTCTGGCCGACGCTGGCTTCTCGATTTGTATTTGTGTTCTGCTGGTCATTCGTGTTTCAGTTCGCGTTTCAGTTCGCGTTTCAGTTCGCGCGCCTGGCCGGCTACATCTAGTTTGTTCTGCGTATTGTTGAAACACTAAATAGTGGGGGATTGTATGAAGCTGTTTTCCGTCGCCTTCCTTGTCCTGTTTCCGTTGGCGACGATGGTCACCGCTGAGGTACTCGAACCTTTTGAGTATTGCGAGTGTGAGTCAGAGGGCCAGCTCCCCTTGACTACTATCGTCGGTGACAAGAAAGCTCGTGATGCTGCTCTGCGTCCTGGCGACTGCGATGAAGATGATTTGCTGCGTCCGCAGTATGCTTCTGGCGTAGAACACGTCGAGCCTCGGGGTTGGGATTGTAAACGGGAAGAGGATATAGAACAGTAGACTACGGAGGTGGGGTGGTCCTACTTCTGAAATAATCTGGGAATTGGGGAATACAATGAGATACGTTCTACGTGCAGCCATCGTTCTATCGATGGGTATGTTCATTCCACACGGGGCCTCGGCCGCTGACATTACCTCGAAGTCGAGATACGAAGCACCGCTGTCGGCCTATGCGGTCGAACCCGCTACCAAGAGCTGGACTGGTTTCTACATCGGTGTCGAGGCGGGCGGTGGCGCCGGCATCTTTGAAGCGATTCGCAATGTCGAGAACGGCGTCGACTATCAGAAGTTTGACGGCGAGGTGGCTGTCGGCGATCCCATCCGTGTGCTGACTGACTCGCGCCAGGACAAACTCGATCTCGGCCTCGAAGGATTCTTCGGCGGCGGCAACATCGGAGCTAAACAACAGCTTGGCTCGACTTTCGTCATCGGCGTCGATGCCTACTTCGACTTCGGCAAGTTCAAGGGATCCGACTCTTACAGCCGGCAGGTTGTGCTGAATACATCGAACTTCGGATTCGAAGATGATTTTCAGCTCGGCGAAGAGCGTGGCACTCTGTCGGTCGAGCGGGAGTGGAGCGCTGGCGTTGACTTTACGCCCGGCGCCCTTGTTACTCCGAACACGCTGGTCTATGGCATCATCGGCGCCAACTGGGGTCGGTTCAATGCCAAAGGCAATTCTGATCTGACGTTGATCGAAGGCATCATTCAGCCGTATCCGGGGTCGTCTTTCAATAAGGATGAGACGCTGGTCGGCCTGAAACTCGGCATTGGTATCCAGACTCGTTTCGGCGAAGATAAGCGCTGGTCGGTTGGCTTGGAAGGTTACCACATCGGTTACGAAGAGCTGAAGATTGGTTCTTCCCGGCGTGGAAATCCCATCATTGATGGCAATGAGGTTGGCGGTGATGTGCTCACCACTACCACTTCCGATCAGGTCAGCGGCGATCCGAGCCTCTGGGAAGTGAAAGCGAAGTTGATCTACCAGATCTACTAATACGCCTCGGCTGGCGCCCCCGCTCCAGCTCGGTTGTATTCCCCGGCTAGGTTCCCTCTCTCTCTCCCTCTCCCCTAGCCGGGGCTTTTTCTTTCGAGCGGCCCCGCAGGGGGATATCCTAGACTGCAATATACGGTTGGCCAGAAGCATAGACCGGTGATGCTCATAGGGAATCTGGCAGTTCAAAGCTGCCTCCGCTCTCCCACCCACCCAGGAGACGAGTATGAGTGCAATCGACGATGAGGGCGTGCTCGGTAGACTCGCCGAGATTCCCCAGGATCCCGAAGGCTATGTCTTCGATAGGATCGAGAATCCCAACCCGCAGCGCTTGTATGTTTGCCGGTTCACGATCCCCGAATTCACGAGTCTGTGTCCGAAGACCGGACAACCTGACTTCGCGACGATCGTCCTCGATTACATTCCCAGGAAATATCTGGTCGAGTCGAAGTCATTGAAGCTCTACATGTTCAGCTTTAGGAACCACGGCGCCTACCACGAGGCTGTCGTGAACCAAATCGGCGAGACCTTGGCTGAGATCCTCAACCCGGTTTGGATGCGTGTCGCGGGGATTTTCAATGCTCGCGGTGGCATCCCGATTGACGTCTGGTTCTATCACGGTCGCGTACCCAGCGAGCTGTCCGTCCACGATATTCCAGCAATGCCGCAGCCTGCGTTCCGCGGCCGGTAGGGGCATCCAGGAATGGAAGAGGTCGACTTCGTTACACGCCTGTTTCGGGTTGTTGCAACGGTTACCGTCGCAGCCATGTATTTCACACCAACCCTTATCGCTGTAGAGTGGAACCCGCGTAGCAGTCGTAAGATATTTCTACTCAATTTATTTCTTGGGTGGACTGTCGTGGGTTGGGTTGTCGCCTTAGTGCGGGCGCTGCGGCGTTAGGATTGATTGTAGTGTTACTGCTCACAGATAGCTCTAGCGGGTAACTCCCTAGAGCTTTTTTTACTATCTGTACGATATTGGTGAAGTAATTTGCTCTAAGAAGTGGTTGCGGGCCTTCGAAACCGAGGGTATATTGGAGAGAGCCGATTGTTCTAGTTTATGTATGACTGAAACGAAACCGAGTGCGAGACGTGGACCACGACGTCCACGAGCGACTGGCGAGATCCCGGTCCGCTACCCTACCTAAGGGCCCGGGCGTTTCGTGAGTCATTCGCAGAAATTCTGGCGATGAACCCATGCCACAACGCGACTCCATCGATAAGATCGTGAATTCATATTTCGCGTGCGTCACCGCGGAACCTTTTACCTACAACGGAGAAAGGTTTGAGCCTAAGCGTCTGCGCGTTAGTCCTTACATCTTCCGCGGTTACACCTGTCCAGCTGCCTGCGCAGCTTGTTGTGGCCGCTTCTCGCTTGATTATCTTCCCAAGCCTCTCGAAGCTCATCCGTATCGGCTCACCAAACGTACTGTTGAGTTCAACGGTAACAGCATCTTGATCTACTCCGATGCGCAGGACGACCACACCAATCACCATTGTCGGAATGTCAAGGACGATGGCCGATGCGACATTCATGGTGAGCATCCCTTTTCTTGCGACTTCGAATTGATTCGTTTCCTTCGCTATTCAAGCGCTGCTCATTCGAATATTCTTACTCAGAAGTTGTACGGCCGCGCACATGCGATGCTTCAGGTTGATGGCGAGACTCGTGGGGCCAAGTGCGAGATGCTTCCCTCTACAGATGAGACCGCGAAAGATGTCGCTCGGAAGCTGAAGCGATTGAAAATGTGGTGCGAGCATTTCAATCTAAAACATAAGGTTGATGCAATCATCGCGTACGTAGAATCATATCCACGAATTACACCTCTGGATGTCTGACTCGACGAAAGAAAAGCAATAGGAGAAGATGTATGGCTAAGGAAGATGTAATGCTCGTTAGTGAGAAAGAGATTGATCGCTATCTTCTCGGTCAAGGGGTTTCTGTTTCCGTCCCCGGAGTAGATTCACCATCTGATACGTTAACTTTATTTCTTATAAAGAGGAAAATAAAAACGGAGGGATGGTCGGAAGGGCGGAAATCTATCGCCGTGCAACAGCTGATGTTCAAGGACGCTGGAGCAGCCCCAGGAACCATCGACGGACTCGTCGGCCCAGGCACGCGCAATGCGCTTGAGCAGTGGCAGAATCTCATTCGCGATGTCGAGGTTTCAAAGAAGGTCGTCAAGGCGATCGGCATGAGTTCCTGGCCTCGCGAGAAAGATGTCGAGAAGTTCTACGGGAAAGCAGGAACCGGACTCATTATGATGGACCTGCCCTACCCGATGAAGATCGCCTGGGATCTCGATGAGGTGGTCACTAAAATCACGATCCACGGGAAATGTGCAGACTCAGCTCATCGTGTTCTTACAAAGGCACTTGCGCACTACGGCTTGCCAGCCTTGAAACGACTCGGGCTTGATCTGTTCGGAGGCTGCATTGCAAATCCACCAAGGTTTAAGCGGGGTAGCAAATCATCTCCTTCGACGCATAACTACGGAATTGCGATTGATTTTGATCCCGAAAGGAACCAGTTGCGTTGGGGACGCGATCGCGCGAACCTCGCGAAGCCATCTGCTATGAAGTGGTGGGAGATGTGGGAAGAGGAAGGTTGGATCTCGCTCGGACGCGAACGCAATTATGACTGGATGCACATACAGGCGGCAAATCTATGACTGGCGGGATGTTCGACGGCATCGGCACGGTTGTTATCTTTTACGCGATCGTGCTGCTCGGTATTGGGTTCGTCCTAGGCCTGCTGATTTTCTAACAGTAATCCTGAGAAAGTACGATGGAAATCACTGTCCACTCAAAAGATTCCGGAACGATTATCTTCCCGCCTAACGTCTATGCCTACTGCGGACTCGGCAGGACTGCGCAGTCGATCACCAACTACCTTGTTGACCACGTTGATCGGATTAGCGTTCGATACGCGTCAATGAAGGAGTATTTCGAGTATTTCAGACCAACATCCGTGCTCGATGTTGGCTGCGGCTTCGCTGTTATTGATGTGCTACTTGCAAGGTTTGGCGGTGTACACACAATACACCTTCTCGACGGTGACGGTACTGGTAAGCAAAGTCACTCATTCGATCCCAAGTCGAGACCTTGGTACAACGTTGAGATCGGGCATGGTGTCGTCGCTGCAAACGTTCCAAATGTTCAGGGTGGTGTTCAATCATTTGCGCACACTTCTTTTCCAACGGACATCAAGGTTGATCTGATCATCTCAACTCGGGCATGGGGACATCACTTCCCTGTTGAGATGTATGTGGAACAGGCAAAGGCAATCCTGAGTACAACCGGCAGCGTTATTCTTGATATCCGCAGGAATACGAATGGAAAAGAAAAGATGCTGGAGGCCGGATTCCTTGTAGACCAGGAGCTTCCATCGTTTTCGGAGAAGTGTTCACGATTCATTTTCGTTCGATAGGGTGGGTATGATGCAACTGATTTCAAATGAGTATCGGAAACTCTGTGAGGATATGCATGATGCTGCTCCTTGGGGAACTAAAGGCTATCGATACATCGAGGAGTTCTTGCCGTATTGTCGTAAATTAGGGTGTACTAACATTCTCGATTACGGATGTGGGCGCGGTACAATAAAACAACATCTCGCTGAACTTTATCCAGAGATTGACGTTGTTGGGTACGACCCAGGAATTATTGAGTATGCAGATCTTCCTACTGCTATGCAATTTGTGGTTTGCACCGATGTGATGGAACACGTCGAAGAGCAGTTTGTACCTGCTACCTTAGCCAAGATTTGTGAACTCACTCAGGTGGGCGCGTATTTCTGCATAGCTCTCACGAAAGCTAAACGAAATCTACCTGATGGGAGAAACGCACACATCACACTAAAATCAGGTGAGTGGTGGGTGCGTGAAATCAATAGATTACCATGGAGTGTTGTAAGACAAAATATAGGTAAGAAGAGTCTAAGGTTGTGGCTTAGGAAGGTGTAGTACATCATGAAACAGTTGCCTTCCGGTTTTTGGGTTCCTGGGGAAATCTACGGTAACTCCTTTTTTAAGGGTATCACGAAAAGAGGTTTGCCCTCGTATTGTGAACCTGAAGTTAAGGCGTGCCTAGCGTTTCTGGATCCGTCTCGGCGGAGTTTTGCTATTGATGGCGGGGCTTACGTTGGAACTTGGTCGATGCATTTGATTCAGCATTTTAAACATGTTCTGGCTTTTGAACCGATTGAGCAGAATGTTAGTTGTTACAAAAAGAATATGGAGTTTATTCAACGACCGAAGCGACACTCTTGGGAGATTGAAACAACAGCCCTTAGTGAGACCTCAGGTACCGGAGTTCTTTTAGATATCGGTAAGGAATACGGCCATAGATTTGATACGTATGGTCGACATCAAGTTATTAATACACTTCCTACCCTAACTCGATCTCTAGATAGTTACGGTGTTCAAGCTTTGGATTTGCTAAAACTTGATGTTGAGGGTCATGAATGCTGGGTGCTGCAAGGAGCATCTTCTACTTTATTGAAGTTTAAACCCGTAGTAATTATTGAGGAGAAATTAGACCCGAAGAAGCGCGCTACTAAACTACTGTTGGACTTAGGTATGCGTAATGTTTGGCGTAGTAGAAAACATGATTACCTATTCGCTTGGTAAAGACGAGGAGAACGACGTATGACAATTCCTTATACAAAGTTTGAGTTGGGCAATAAGTTGTTTACCGTTGAGTGGGAACTTGATCCTACTCAATCAGGTGTGCAGACTGGAGCGCCGTTCGAGGTGGAGGATTGTGAGCTTCTAAGTATTCACGCGTTATCGAATGACGGCGTGCAGTGCGAACTTTTGGTAAGCAACTATTCACAAGCTCCGACTGCGGGAGTAGCGTTGGCTCTAGCTATTCCTGGACAGATTTTGATTCCTTATGCGAATACACCTAATCCCATGCCTCCGCCCATGCGTTGGTATTGGCCCATTGTTGTGGAGTTTCCCTCGGCCACGATTTCCTCTAAAATCTGTTTGTTGTTTAGGGAGGTGGAGTAGTCGTAGTTGTACTGAAGTAGTAGCTGAAAAGGAGAAGTGCAGATGTTGTTGAACAATACAATTCGCGCGTTGATTCGTCAGGGCGCCACGACGAAGTTGGTTCGGTTGCTTCCGAACGAGAGTACAGGGACAGCGCGGGCCGCTCTGATTCGTAACATCATGCGGCGCAAGCGGAAGACTGTTCTCGCAGCCTGGCCGACCTCGTAAACTTTAATCGGGACTAGGAAGTAAGCAATGGCAATAATCGATGTTCCAGATGCGATAGATTTTCTGCTATCAGGTGTTGATGCCTGTAGTGCAAAGAAGACGGCAATTGACGTTGGTGCCTATGTCGGGGAATGCACGACACATCTGTCAAGACGCTTCGAGTTTGTGATGGCTTTCGAACCGATTGGTAGCAACTTCAAGAAACTCGAACAGCGAATCAAGGAAGCCCATCTTGTTAACGTGACTGTTCGACAAGAGGCTTTAGGTTCCAGAGCGGGCAAAGCAGTTATGCATTGCAAAGATCTTCTGTTCCCAGCTCGTGGTTGGCGTACAGGTCCCAGCGCTGTAGGAATGCAAGAAGTTGTTGATATTACAACAATTGATACTTTGAGACTTCCTGATGTTAATTTTATCAAGATAAACACCAACGGTAACGAATACAGAGTCGTCAAGGGGGCAACAGAGACGATAAAGAAGTGCAAGCCGATTGTTCTTCTCAATGAAGATATGGATCCGCATCGGTATGCAAGTACACATCTACTTCATTTGGATATGAAACAGATCGCAGTAAGCAATAGAACATTCTTGTTTGGGTGGTAGAGATGATACAAGCTGAGATAATCGCCGACAGCATATCCGAAGCAGATGTTCGGATTACTACTTTCCTGTTGACGTACCCGAGATTCATTCACGCTGAGCTGATGACTCATCGAGTGTTCTCGAGGAATAGCGCATCAAGTCGAGCGATCCCGATCAAGAAGATGTTGGAGTCGATTGTCGAGACTCCCGCTCTTCCAGTCTTCTGGGGCAAGCATCAGACGGGTATGCAGGCCTACACGCAAGTCACAGGTTGGCGTCTTCGCGCTGTCAAGTTCGTGTGGTTTATACATCGCTGGTACAGCCTCGCGTGCGTCTATCTGTTAAACAAGCTGGGGCTGCACAAACAGCTCGCCAACCGCCTACTCGAATCGCATGCCCACATCACTGTTCTTGTAACATCAACGCAGTGGGCAAACTTCTTTCACTTAAGAGCGCACAAGGATGCTCAACCAGAGTTCAAAGATCTCGCTGAGAAGATGTTGCATTGGTACAATTTGAGCAGACCGAGACGCATAGGCATTGACGGTTGGCACCTTCCGTTTATTGTATCTGACGATTACTCCGATGAATTTGTATTGACCGATATCAAACAACTCAGTATGAAACTCAGGCTAATCTCGACTGCGCGATGCGCCCGAGTATCCTACACCCTATTCAATCACAGTAGGCGGTCATGCGAAGATGACTACAAATTAGGATTGCGCTTGACAACAGGTGATCCGTTGCACGCCTCACCAATGGAACATCAAGCAACTCCTGATCCGTTCGAGCAGGGACGACATTTGTGGGGTAACTTTCATGGTTGGATACAGCATCGGAAGTTGTATCCAACTGAGGCACTACACGAATACACACAGGCTCCAGTAGTTAATGGCAATGGTGGTTTAACTACCAACTAAAGGAATAGCAGATGATTTTACCTGCGCAGCATATCCGTGTACGGTGTTTATCTAACCCACCGCTGATATCGCCGTTCAGCGAGCGTTCTACAGCAGAAGGGTTGACGTACGGATTGTCCCCAGCTGGATACGACGTCAGAATCGATCAAGATGTTACGGTAAGCCCAACATCTTATCGTGGATCCTTCCAACTCGCATCGACAATCGAAAGATTTACGATGCCGAATGATCTCATGGCGATAGTACATGACAAGTCGACATGGGCAAGACAAGGCCTCGTCGTTCAGAATACAGTTATCGAACCAGGCTGGTCAGGATATTTGACGCTAGAGCTGAGCAACTGTAGCGACCAAGTGATAATGATCCGGCGCGGCACTCCTATCGCGCAGATTGTATTTCATATGCTCGTACAAGCCACCGATCAGGTTTACGAGGGTCGATACCAGAATCAGGATCCGGGACCGCAACAAGCCAGGTTGATAAGAGAGGCAGAATAAGATGAAAGAGCGTAGATTACTCAAGGTAGGTTTTGTTGGTGCCGGCGGAACAGGAAAGACATCGGTAGCAAACCTGATGGCAAAAGATGAGGAGATCAAAGAAACCTTCCGACCCTCGATAGTTAGAGAAGTATATAAGAGGTTGGATGTTCCTGATGAATCCACCCAATTAAACATGTCAGCAGAACATCAATGGTATCTGCAGAGAGAAATCTTAGCAGAGAAGTGCGCACAAGATGCAGCATGCAGTACAGGCATCTTCGATCGGACACCAATTGATCATATGGCTTATTGTCTTTATCGTTGTGGATCGCATATCAGCGATGATGATTATGAGAATGTAGAAAACCTAGTACGCCTGTATACGCAGCGATATAACCTAATCTTCTTCTTCCCGATGTATGATTGGGAAAAGGCAAATGAGGATGGATTTAGGCAGAGTAATAAGGCGTACAGGGTAGCCTGCTCGACCTTGATGCTCGGCCTATTACATCAGTTTAATATCCAGTATTGGTTGTTACCGAATACGACCCCAGAAGATAGAGCAGAGTATATTAAGAAGGCAATGCTTTATTTGAAGTAAAGGTTTTCCTGAACACAAGATGTTACGAACCATACAAGTATAACCTAGACGATTATTTGTATGAGCAAGAAAGTACACGACGGAAGATAACGGGTTGAGTTAAAGAAAGCAAGTAATAGAAAGAAGGACCATGGTTGAGCGAGTAAGGTTGAATGATAGGCCAAAAACACCTAAGGTGACAGAGGTACCGGTTACGGTTCCTATTGTATGGACTGCTAAGGCAGCACGTGAATACGCTTTTCAAACAGGTGAGATGCCGCACTTGTTTCTATTGAGGATAAGTAGGGGAGAGATGATAGATAATCATCGCCCTACTATGGAAGAGCGTATAGATTGTGCAAAGGCGTGCGCACAATACTTTGTACCGAAGTTGGGTTCGTTAGCTGTGAAAGAAGATGTCGATCCGGTACCTACTCAGCAGATGGTGTTTAACGCAGAAGCCTTAGAAAGTTTAAGTCCAGATGAACTCGCAACCTTTGAAAAGGTATTCGGTAAACTCCTCGGAAGAGGAGATAGCCGAGAAGGTGAGAATAACAAAGATAAGAAGCCAGTTAAAAACTATTCCCGCACCCTCGACCTTACAGCTGAATGAATGGCCACCTAACTATGATTTGATCAAGGCATGGAGACAACAGCAGTTAGAAAGATTTGCATTAGATCCTGAGTTGGCTGAAGCTGCATTAGATCACTACAAGAATAATAAGACTGGTGCGATAGACTTTATTAATGACTGGTGTACTACATACGACCCCAGAATGATATCGCAGGGTAAGACTGCTAAGATGCCATTCATTATGTTCACCAGGCAAGATGAGTTTGTACAGTTCATACTTGCGTGCATAAATAAAGAGGCAGACGGCTTAGTAGAGAAAAGCCGTGATATGGGCGCTACTTGGGCTTGCTGCGCGATAAGCATATGGTTGTGGTTATTTAAGGATGGTTCGGCAATAGGCTGGGGCAGTAGGAAACAGGAGCTAGTAGATCGGATAGGTGATCCGAGTAGCATCTTTGAGAAGATGAGAATGATCTTAAGATTGTTCCCACCATTCTTGTTACCCAAGGGATTTACGTTCGATGGCAATGCCCACTTCATGCGGATTACAAACCCTGCTAATGGATCAAGTATTATCGGGGAAATTGGCGATCAGATCGGACGTGGTGGCAGAACCCTTTGTTATTTTAAGGATGAGTCAGCCCATTACGATAAAGCGGAATCAATCGAAGCGGCGCTTATGGATAATACGCGTTGCCAGATTGATATCTCCTCAGTTGGCGACACGACTACAATCTTCTACCGCAAGCGAGATACCGGAATTGAATGGGCACCAGGTGATCAGATTCAGAATGGCAAGACGAACGTCTTTGTCATGGATTGGTCGCATCATCCTGAAAAGACTAAAGAGTGGTATCAGCAGAGAAAAGCCAAAGCCAAGTCAGATGGTCTCAGTCACGTATTCGCAAGAGAGGTTGATAGAGATTCCGCCGCATCTGTCGAAGGTGTCATTATCTCACCAGATCATGTTAAGGCAGCACTTGACGCGCACCTTCGACTCGGCTTTGATGACAGCGGCGGTTGGGCATCAGGACTTGACGTTGGTGACGAGGGGCAGGATGAGAACGCTCAAACCATTCGGAAAGGTTCTGTCGTCCGATTCATAGATGAGTGGGGAGATCGGGATACAGGATTGACTGCAAGACGTAGTGTATCGAATTGCAAGACGATTGTCCCGGAAGAAGATTTCCTCGAGTTCGAGTATGACTGCATTGGGGTTGGTGCTGGTGTGAAAGCTGAAACCAATCGCCTAAACGAAAAAGGTAAGATACCGAAGCATTGGAGCATCTCACCTTGGGCAGCAGGTGGAGCAGTTCTCAATCCGCTAGACCGTGTAGTTAAAGACGACGTAGATAAGCGGTCACCTAAGAATAGAGACTTCTTTCAGAACATCAAAGCACAGGCTTGGTGGGAGCTCGCAAGAAGATTCGAGAACACGTATAAGGCGATATATGAAGAAGGTTTCGTATGGACTCCTGATATGTTGATATCGCTGCCTTCGACCTTGCCAGCTAAACTACTTCAGAAGTTAATGAAAGAGTTGAGCCAGCCGATATTCGCCAAGAGCGGCACCTTGAAGATGATGGTTAAGAAGACACCAGAGAATTCGAAATCGCCGAACTTAGGTGATTCGTGCATGATGGCGTTTTGGCCAGCGAAGAAGAGAGATAGAATGATCGCCAGCCTTGGTATGGTGATAGTTAGAAACCGATAAAAGAAGTAAGGAGTATCGAATCGATGGTTGAGCGCGTACGATTGAATAAGGAGACGTTGAATCGTTTCCGGGGATTTAATACACCAGGTCGGGGTGTGCCTCCTGCTACTCCGTTCAAAGAGATGGGCGGATCAGGTACTGCCATCTTTGGTGGGTTCGTACAGAGGAAAGATAAAAGCGCTCAGTGGTATGGCAGAGAGCGCTATACAATCTCTTCTGAGATACTGTCGAACATCTCGATTGTCGCAGCGAGCGTCAGATACTTCCTAAACCTGATTGCGCATCCGCAGTGGACTGTGGTGCCGGCAAGCGATAAACCTGACGATAAGATGTATGCTGAGTTCATGGAGGACATCATCCATGACATGTCAACACCTTTTCAATCCTCTGTCCGGCGAGCAGCGACATATCTGTTCCATGGCTTTGGAATACAGGAGTGGACTGCAAAGAAGAGAATGGACGGCAAGATTGGCTTCGAGAGTCTCGAGCCGAGAATGCAGCATACAGTTGAGCGCTGGGAGGTGTCTGAGAAGGGTAGTGTTCTCGGTGTATGGCAGCGGTCACCTCAGAGCAATAACCTTCTGGGCATACCGAGATCGAAACTCGTTTACCTTGTAGACGACACGTTTACTGATTCACCTGAAGGTTTCGGCATCTTCCGCAACTTGCTTGAGCCGCATAACAGGTTGAAGCAGTACCTTGCATTGGAAGCCAGGACGTTTGAAAGAGACCTCCGCGGTATTCCAATTGGTCGGATGCCGATAGCAAAACTACAAGAACTGGTTAAGGCTGGTACTATCACCAAAGATCAGATGGATACCTCGATTGCGCAGATGACCCAGTTTGTGGAGTTGCAGGTTAAGGATTCAAATACAGGTATCGTTCTCGACTCGATGCCTTATGAGTCTGAAGCCGCTGATGGCTTTAAGGTGTCGTCCGTCTATCAGTATGGCATGGATCTGCTCCAGGGTACTGCGAATGGTTTGCCTGAGCTGTCTACTGCGATCGATAGACTGCAAAGAGAGATGGCGCGTATCATCGGCACGGAACATCTGATGATGGGTGATCAGGGAGGCAACCGAGCCTTAGCAGTAGATAAGAGCAGAAACCTGTATTTGATCGCGAATGCGACTCTGAGTACCGTCACGGCAGCATATGATGCAGATTTGGTCGAAGCCGCCTGGGCACTAAATGGTTTTCCAGAAGAGTCCAAACCCTGGTTCTCTGCCGAAGATGTATCGTTCAAGGATGTTGGTCAGGTGACATCTGCTCTGCGCGATATGGCGACAGCTGGAGCAGTGCTCGCACCAGACGATCCTGTTATCGATGATGTTCGAGATCTCCTTGGTGTCAGTAGATATGACGGAGTTATCGATCCGACGATGATGGCCGAGAACTCAATGGCAGCATCGCAAGCTGCGACGGAAGCAATATTGAATCCTCCGGAAGAAAACAATCCTGAGGATACTGGATCGTCGAACAAACCTGCAAGAAGGAGAACTCGAATCTCAGAAGAGTAAATTACTATTGAGCGTTTTCGCTCGCGCTCACGAGTTTGATTGGTGTAAGGAGATATGTAAATGACATCCTGGACTAAGTTGTTAGCGCTTCGTGGTTTGCGCACACTTACCGCAACAGATCGGATAACGTCAGATTCGTCTCTCGATAGAGTTAACCAGGGCGTGATGTTTCATGTCTCCTCGTTAGCTAGTCTGGCGAGTGATGCTAACCTCGATCTTATCCTTACTACTCCAGCGAATGATTTCATCCATATGGTGGTGGAGGGAGCTTGTCAGGGCAATGCTGAATTAGCCTTGTACGAGGATGCTGTTGCAACAGGAGGTACTACTGTTGTTCCTCGCAATCAGAAACGAACAAGTAGTTTGCTATGGGGAGGTACTATTGTAGTTGATCCCAGCGTATCAGATGCTGGTACGCGTTTAGCCTTGCAACTACTTCCTGGAGGAAATAAATCAAATTCCTCTGGTACCGTACAAACAGTTGACGGGGAATGGATCTTGCGGGCAAGTACGCGATACCTCATTCGGCTGACCAACCGCGTTACGGGTCAAGCACAGTCAGCTTCTATCGGTTGTACCTTTTACTCCTCACCTGAGGTGTTCGATACAAAGAGCTGAACTCTTTTCAACGAAGGGATATAGACATGAGTTCATGGTCACGACTGTTACGACTCGGAGGTGTATATCCATTAACAGCGTCAGGGCGGAAAGTTGCCGATGATCCAATAAGTCGGATTAACGAAGGAGTGATGTATCATTGCTCTCTGATTGATGCTGCGTTAGCGAACAACGCTAACCTTGACATGATGATTAACGCTCCTGCGGGAGATCCCATTCATATGATTATGGAGGTCGGTTGCGGCGGTACTGCTGAATTGGGATTCTTCGAAGGTGTTGCTGCAACTGGAGGTGACGTAGAAGCTGTATACAACCATAAGCGTACAAGCTCTCGTGTATGGGGAGGTACGATGGTTTCTAACCCCAGTATTTCTGATTTGGGTACTCGTCTTATCTCTCAGATGCTTCCGGCGGGATCTAGGAATCAAGCGAGTGGCGGAGCATCATCATTTGAAGCGGAATGGATTCTGCAGACGGGCATTAACTATCTGATGCGCGTGACGAACAGATCTGGAGGCGCGCAGGTGGCGTTCGTTGGTTGTGACCATTACTCCTCTCCGCTGATTTTGGACACCTAATTCCGCAGCGATATGTAATATGTGTAAGCAATAGCAACTCCGCAGATCGGATAGGAACATGATGACTGCTCTTAAAAATCCTATAGTAGTTGATGCTGATTTTATCTCTCAACTTCTTCGCTTTTCGAATGATGCGTTAGAGCGTAATACAAAACTTGATAGGCAGGTATCCTATTTATCTACAGCTTTAGACGATGCGCGTTCGGATAGAGATAAGTGTTGTATTGCGAACGTACAACAAGGTAAGCGGATCGAAGAATTAGAAGCGGCAGTAGACACGCATTCCACCAACCTTGTAGTCGAAGAACGCGAGGATACGTTCACTGCTGATGTGCTACTCCAGGCAGCAATAGGTGACGCCGCGTGGTACACGAGACAACTAGAGAGTCTCCTTCAGGTGATTGATTCTATTTCCTTAGAGGGCGCTGAGGAGAAGTTTACAAAACTTCAACATCGCGTTACTCGGATTAAGAGTCAGATGGCGTCAAGGAAGGAAGCACGAAATAATTTACATGCAGGTGGTGGGCTTAGTGTAAATGGTGGGGGTGGATCGGCATCGGTAGGTCCTCAGGAACCTTCGCAAAGCTCTGGTGGCGGCGGCGGACAAGCCAATTGGCCCGAGACGTTGATAGTAGAGAAGGGTGAAGCTAAATGGGCCTCGCCTCCTGTCCTGCATGACTGCTCCTGTGACGTATCAATTCCGCATGGGTCCGGTCGCTGCTCGCATTGCGGGGGTCTGTTGCGGGAGTAGGTAGCGACGCAGAACGAGCCTGTGAGCGAGCGCGAATGAGCCGGGTTAGCGAGCTTTCCGCTACCTCAGCCGCTAGGAAAGCTCAGCCCAGCTAGAGCAGCCAGATTCGCAGGCTGTCGCAGGGGAGAATGAAAGGAATCAGGAATGAAACGCGAGGAAGGATCATTGGTGAAGCCTATCTTCCTGGGCGTGGACTTCCTTGACCTTGATGTAGTTGAGATTACGGGTGAGACATCCTACCATCCTGGAAATGGATTCTGGTATGTTTGTAGTCGAGACGGCAAATGGCGTAGACTAGAGTACGCGAATGCAGAAGAGCGTACTGCCATCTACAATGAGATTAAACATCGAGTTAGGGCATTTGAAAGAACTTTAAAATGAAACATACTTTACATAAGTGCGATAAAGAAAGATGTTACATCTGCGAGGGAGGTCTATCCTCCTGTACTGTTTGCCAAGGAGGTGAGATCACTCTTGCAAAAGAATGTCCGGGCATGCCCTTGACAGCAGAACAGCAGATGGGGATTACAAATGGAGAGATGAATTACTACAACGGTAAGTGGTGGACCCCCTTAGGTCCTTCTAACATCGATGAAATACAACAGCGCACCAACTACTGGTTGCGCACGTGTATGGGTAATGAGGTTGCTGATAATGCAGACGAGCGCTATCTTCGTCTTGCGGAAGAGTTTGCTGAGTTGATGGCAGCGTGCCAGGCTCCACTCATTACCATCATCTCAGTAATTCAAGCTGTCTATAGCAAGGAGGCGAGAAAGAGTCCCGCCGACCTTGGTAAGATCTCAGAGGAGTGCGCCGACGTACTGATCTGCCTTTCAGCACTTGCAACAACGCATGAGGTTGATCTACAAGAAGAGACGCATCGCATCCTTACTCGGAATTGGGATAACATCGATAAAATACGTGCTAAGCATAAACACAAGAAGTTTAAATCAGCAGCATTAATCAAGGATACTACAAATGGCGAATAAACCTATCACTGAAGATCCTGATATGGATCCTGTCATTCGAGCAGTAGCATTGTTCTGCTCTGTGACGAGTGACCAGCCCACGAGCACGACAACAAACGCGTATGTTGAGCGTGCGCGCGTATTCGAGGAGTATATTCGTACAGGTGTTGCTAAAACAAAGGATCGCAATTGATGTTGTTTACTCAAGATACAGAACAACGGATTGGTAAGGTTCGTCTCGAGGTTGTGGGTCCGAGGTGGCCTGCTGACTTGATGGCTGCGCAAAAGGACTGTGCAGTATTGCGATGTGAGTACAGGGTCAGTGACTCATCCTTCCACATGGACCTGATGCATGCCGACTTTGATGTTGTTAAGCGGGGGTTAGCGATTCCCCACTACGATGTCGAGTTCGTTATGCTTGACGGAAAAGCCGAGCGGACCCGCTTCATAAGGAAATAGAATGAAGCTAACAGAAGCTGAAAAGGAATTCATTGCGATTCACAGAGAACGGATTAAGCTGGATTCGAGGGATTGGGCTAACGAACCTTATATTACTAGGCTCCAATTACTCGAAATGTCGCCGTGGAGAGCAAACCAGCTCTTAGCCGACTCTCGATTTAGGTACTGCGTGTATCGCGATGTGTTACTCAATACAACAGGAGAGTGTCATGTTCGGCAATCTATTCTCTTACCTTAGCCTCGTCTTCCCGAAGCGCTGTAAGTCTCAGGATGGCAAAGACGGTAGGAGCGTTGCTGTGGGTCCGGGCAACTTCGCCAAAGGGGGATCAGGCGGAAAGGGATCGATCACGGGTTCAGGTGGTACCGGTGGTCATGCTATCGTTCTGGGATCGAATTCAAAAGCTATCGGCGGCCACGGCGGCGAAGGTGGGAGACGGGAGAACATGAGATGACATATGAACGTGGATTTACGATGGGGACGTTTGGTATGCTACATACCGGACATCTTGAATTACTACAAAGGTGTAGTAGTCGAAGCAAGCATCTCACCGTTGGTATTATTGATGATGCGTTGGTTGTTGCTCGAAAAGGTAGACAGACGTCATCCTCTGTTCACGATCGTGCGGCACGTATCGCTGAAGTTGTCTGTGTAGATGTAATTGTGAAGGTACACGATACGGATATCTCTGCACTTTGGGAGCGGCACAAGTTTGATGTGTTATTCGTCGGCGATGATTGGGCAGACTCGGTTCGGCGAGATCCTCGCTGGGAAGTAGTTGTATTTCCGCGTACTCCAAACGTATCAACAACACAGATTCGTGGAGACGTACGATTTCCGGTAATCACCTTTGTTAACTTCATCTTACTCGCAATTTGCTTCATGGGTATACATCTTCCCTTCGGAATGGGATTTACCGTTGGAACGATAATTTTATACGCAGCGGCTCGCAGTCATTATGGACGGATCCGAGTACATGACTGGCTGTATTGCTCACTTGAGGAGGATGTGTAATGACCCAGCATTGTAGTTGTCTAAACGGTGTATCAGCTTCTGTAGAAGACGACCTGCCGTCAATACACGGATCGCTGACCTTGGCAAAAGATCAGTGCATTGTTGCGCTTTCGGAGGACGGTACAGGTTATATCCTCGCACGATCTGATGATATTATTGAGCGTGATATTCTTCTCGAAGAGACGGCGGAAGATAACAACTTCGATTCTAATTGGGATCAAGGTCTTCGGGTTGGCATTTATTTGCTGTGCATCAATCCCTGGTCGGACGGTGTGGATGATGCAGGCATACATATAACTGGATGTAAACCGTTATGGGCTGCTGGTATCGACCAGTAAGCAATAAGATTTCTCACACAGGAGAAAGACTATGAAAGTTGATTTTGTTCGCATTACCAATTCGTCGACCTTGTTCTTTGGCTGGCCGGCGAACCACGGGCATTGGCAATGGGGAGATGAATTACTTTTCGGTGCTGCTGTCGGCATGCGTGATACTACTATAAAGAGTATGCACAAGGTTACTGGTATTCTTCAGAAGTTTCTCTTTCGCAGTAAGGACGGTGGAGAGAGTTGGATCAGCACCTTACCTGATGTTGATTTTGAAGGTGCGGATCCCAGACACGTCTATCAATCTTTAGGAGAAGCAGAACCTGATAGTTCAATTCTACGGTTTTGTGGATTCTACGATCACGGTGGCGAGGCCTGTGATCCTCGGGGAGCTTTCTACTACTCGAATGACAAAGGATACAACTGGGCTGGTCCTTTCCTTATCGAAGATTTAGATTTGACCAAGGGCGGAAAGCGTATCTGTACTACTCGAACCTGCCAGCTGGGTGATCTCGTCTTTCTCTCGCACGCGCATAAAGGTGTGTTTGGTAGCGATCGTGTAGTTGTCGCACAACGTGGAAAATACACGCCGTTCTTCGAGATATCGGAGTTGCCTGATTATGGAGATGGTAGTAGGCAGGTGATGCCCGCCGCCGCCGCTCTTGATAACGAGATTATCGTTCTTTGCCGACGTAGATTGAATAAGCAGAGCTGGATCTCAGCATACGTCTCCGACAATCAAGGAGTCTCGTGGCGCACGCGGACTGAGATAGTAGCTGTGACTGGGGACCATAACGGTAACCCTCCCGCATTGCTTTCGCATCAGGGTAGGTTGATTGCTGCGTACGGTAATCGGTCTACTGGAAATATGATGGTAGCGGTCTCGGACTACACCAAAGGACAGACCTGGCGGACGCACGTCATTAAGTTGGTTGGCTGTCGAGACTTTGGGTATCCTCAACTGTTCGCTCGATCGGATGGGGCCGTCGTCTGTGTCTACTACGTCGAGGGTGTTCTGGAAGCTGCAATCATTCGAGATCTCTGATGGCTGGAAAATGGAAATGGGTCGTTACTGGATTCGCGAGTGACAAGCATCCGCATCCGAAAGTCAAGTATGGCGATCTTCTTGTCCAAACTCGACACCTGAGTGACAGCAGCAAGGACGTAGAAGTGCTAGTGTGGCAACAGCGAATGGCTTGGGGACACGTAGCTTACTTCACTGTCTACAACAGCGAGACTGGTGAATCTTCTACTACTTATCCAATTGGACAAAGAACGCGTAGGGCACGATGCCATTGATAACAGCTGATCAGATTGTCGCACACCTTGTGGGTGATTACATACTACAATCACATTGGATGGCAACTTCTAAAAGACAAAGTAGCATCGCGGCAGGAATTCATGCCGTTACCTACACAATACCGTTTACGCTCATCACGCAAAACATCTATGCGTTGTTGATCATCTCAATTACGCATTTCTTTATTGATCGATTTGGTTTAGCAGCCTGGGTGGTTTGGGCCAAGAATGGATTTCCCAGAGATGTAGGATCGCATGGTTTCCCGAAAGACACTCCACCGTTCTTGGCAGTCTGGTTGTTAATCATCGTTGACAATACTTTGCATATCATCATCAACGGACTTGCGATCTGGATGTTTCCATGACTGTCTACGTCGACGACATGTATCTACGTCCGATGGGTCAGTTCGGCAAGATGAAGATGTCGCATATGATCGCCGACAACCTTGACGAACTGCATGAGATGGCTGATGCGATTGGGATCAAGCGGAAGTGGTTCCAGAACACACATAGCGGTCCGCATTATGACATCGCGATATCGAAGAGGAAGCTGGCGATAGCGCAAGGGGTGATTGAAGTAACCCTGCGTGAGCTGTCGTACATGAGTTTCGTACGACGCGTGACTGGGAGATTGCCAAAGCACTACTTGGCCGATATCGAGTGGAGAAGATTGCAGAGGAAGTTGTATTTGCAGACTGTGAAACGGAAAGCTGAGCTGCGCATGCGCGCGAAAGAAGGAGTAAGGATCCAAGCTGTCAAGGCCCGGATCCTCAGAGAGCCTAGGATACGGATAGAGTTTCGGTTACCAGTTTGAAGACTTCGGTGTAGCGTTTTCCGTAATGCAGTGAGTCTTCAGCATCAACAGCATACTTCCAGTAGTCCCTGAAGAGTTCTATTTTCCCGTCTTTATCTTTCTTCGGCCAGATGGCGACGGCAGCTTCAGTGAGTTTTGGTACGTTCTTCCAGAAGGTGTAAATGTATATGCCATCTTCCCCGACGGCAAAGACAGTACCAACTTCGATGAACTCACCCGGTTCGATAACCCGGAAGATTTTTGAGACTTTAAAATGTTTCATTGGTTTGTCCTTTTACCCTGTGGTTGATTAGTCCTGTATAGCGCAAAGAAGGAGATAGGACAATGACTGAATTCGTACAAATCGGCAGTGGGGCGTTTTACGATACCTACGCTACGGTCGAGCAGGCGGATGAGTACCTGGACGCATCGGCGACCGCAGCTTCGTGGAGGGCGCTCACTGATCCCGATGACAAAGCCAGATTCCTGGTGACAGCTACCCGCACACTCGATAGGCAGAACTGGCTAGGCGAGAAGACTGATGCTGCTCAGCCCCTCGCGTGGCCGCGTACGGGTACAGGTATCGATGGTGTCGAGGATACTGTAGTTCCTCAGGCTATCATCAACGCGTGCATCGAGCTAGCCGCGGCCTTGGTCGATGATACAGCTTCGGTAACTTCTCAGAATACCGAGCAGAGCATCCAATCGCTGCGGGCCGGATCAGCCGCGATTACGTTCTTTCGCGGAGCTGGCGGTGAGCCTTCTCGCTTCCCGTTCAACATCATGGAGTTGATTCGTGACTACCTTGCAGGGACGTCAACTTCCTTCGGGGTTATTTCTTCCGGTACCGATAATGAGTCGGTGACGGCTGATGATTTTGGATACAGCGAATCCCTGTAATACTTTGAGCACCAAGCAATGAAAACAGCTCTATGCCTAATCCGCCCCAATCCTGTATACCGCCACGACGCGTTTATAGCGGGAATGCAAAAGCTCGGCTATCAAGTTGAGATCCAACCATTCAGTAAAGGTCGCCGACCTACTCCAGATGACGTCGTATTGATCTGGAACAGATATGGTACAGGAGACAAACAAGCGACGCTGTTCGAGGATCACGGCGCCGCTGTTATTGTTGTTGAGAACTCTTATCTCAACATGCGGAAGTCTAAGAAGTCTTTCGCGATGGCGTTAAATCGTCATAACGGCGCAGGTGTCTGGCCAGGTCCTGATTACTCCAGATACGAGAAGCTGGATATCGAGCTGCAACCCTGGAAGGAATCAGGGACTCATATCCTCGTGCTACCGCAGCGCGGTGTTGGGTTGCCTGGTGTCGCGATGCCACGTGACTGGGAAGGAAGTGTTGTCCCGCGCATCAGGAGGATAACCAAATCTTCTATGGTGCATGTTCGTAGACACCCAGGAACAAGTAAGGAGACAACACCCCTCTCTGAAGATTTCCAGCATGCTTGGTGTTCGGTGACTTGGGGAAGTAGTGCAGCGACGAAGGCTCTGGTTTCTGGTATCCCGGTCTTCTACGAATTTGATAGATGGATTGCTGGACCAGCGGCGTGCTTCGGGATCAAAAACATCTCGATGGATGTTAGCGCGCACACTCTGATGGGTGACCGTGTGGCGATGTTGAGTAACCTCGCCTGGGCGCAATGGACCCTGGATGAGGTTTTAACAGGTGAGCCGATGGCACGGCTTTTGGAAATCCACAAACGGAGAGTTTTGTGAAGGTAGCTGTATACGGTATAAACAATGGCTGGGGCCGGGACAAGCCAAATCTTCTAGGCAATGCATTCCGCACAGGTTTTCGTCGCCACGGGATTAATTGTCTTACTCCAGAAAAGTTTGATGGCAATGTAATTGCCGACGTTGCTGTCGCGTATGGTTGGATCAATGAGCTGACCACTCACCTATTTTCCAAATACAAGGCAGCGGGAAAGCATTTTGTCTTTCTCGACCTTGGTTACTGGGATCGAGGTACAGAGGGTCATTATCGGCTAGGCATCGACGATTGGGATACAGCTGTACGCATGCGTAGGAATTGTCCCCCTGATCGATTTAATCGCCTGAAGGTGAACGTCAGGGACGAGTGGGATCATACCAGCAATGTCATCATGATTGTTGGGATGTCGGGAAAAGCAGCTTGGACCCATGGATACAAAGATGGACAATGGGAACAACAAACGAAGGACGCCGTTGAGAAGATATTTCCGCAAGGATCAGTCTACGTCAGACAAAAACCGAATAAGCAGAATCTCAGAACAACGAAGATTGGGACTATTGACGCTGCATTGCGCGAGGCCTACTTCGTTGTCAGTCATCACAGCAATGTAGCGGTTGATTGTCTTGTCGCCGGTATCCCTTTTTATGCGAAGAAGGGCGTTGGTTCCTTACTCTCCAATCCTGATTTCAGTGAGGATACTTTACTTAACCCAACACATCCCACTACTGAAGATAAAATGCAACTATTGTATGACACGGCTTACGCGCAATGGACGCCTAACGAGATGCGCAGCGGTGAGTGTTGGGATTACATCAAGGGGGTATTGACGATATGAAGATAGGTTTCCAGGTTCCCGAGAAGCGACCCGAGCGTGGTGGTTGGAAAGAATTAGAATACGCCTTAGGCCAGGCTTTCAAACGCGGCGCGGAGATGCACGGCTGGGAGGTGCATTGTCTTGGCTATATCGAAGATGTTACGCAGTTCGATGTCGTCGGGTTCATCGGCGTGAAGCAGGTGTTCCTTTCCGGCAACTGCGACAAGGCGGGCGTTCCGTACATCTACTTCGACAAGCCCTACAACCGTGAGAAGAATTGGTGGAAGATTTCTTATGGAGGCCACCAACCCACGAAGTACCTCGGCAAGTTGAACTCACCTTCTGATCGTAGGGAAGCGGAAGGTTGGTGCTTCAAAGGCTGGCGTCCGAAGACAAAGAAGGGTCACGTGCTGATCGCGGGATCCAGCTTGAAGTATCATATGTTTCACCACCTCGAACATCCCACGCCGTATTGGCAAGATGTTGTTGATCGGCTTGCGAAGATTACCGACCGTAAGGTTTTGTACCGTCCGAAGAAATCCTGGCACCACGCTGAGAAACTTCCTGGCAGTGATTTCTCGACGGAATACAATATTCTCGATGATCTTCGTGGCGCGCATGCGATGGTTACCTATGGCAGCAATGCTGTCATGGAGGCGATAACTGCCGGCATTCCTGCAATCTGTCTCGGCGATGCTGTCACTGCTGGAATATCATCGCGGACACTGGAAGACGTAATTTCACCAAAGGAGGCAAGTGCAGAAGAAGTTAACGCTATACTGAACGATTTGGCGTATTGCCAATGGAGTACTGACGAAATCAACGACGGGAAATTCTGGAGTACGTTGAATGGGTGCGTTCAAATACGAAAAGCGTTATAGGGAACTTCACCAAGAGCATCCGAAGTGGTTCAGTGGTGCTCTAAAACCAGTCTCAGTTCAGAATATTACTGACCTGGTGCGCGATACCGGAGCCAAGACCCTTCTTGATTACGGAAGCGGGAAAGGCTATCAGTATCTTGCGACTCGTGTACATGAAGCCTGGGGCGGTATCCTTCCTGTATGCTACGACGTCGGTGTCATACAACTCAAGAATAAACCTACAGGTAGATTCGACGGAGCTATCTGCACAGATGTGATGGAACACATTGCGCACGACAACGTCGAAGAAGTTTTAGCAGACGTTTGCCAATACGCGACTAAGTTTGCGTATTTCGCGATCTGCTGCCGGCCGGCGAGGAAGTCGTTCAATGACGGTGTCAACGTACACCTGACGGTCCGTACACCTCGGTGGTGGAACGATGTACTTAAAAAGTACAATCGCAAGAACTTTATCATCCGCGCGGACTACGAGGTTAACGATGATCCGACTTGTTACGACGACGAGTAAGAGAGGATACGACGAATACGGCCATCGCATGTTGAAGACCTTCCAGCGTTATTGGGCGAAGGAGATTAAACTCTACTTCTACAGCGAGGACATACCTCGGAACACGCTTCCCGTCATCGACAATGTTGTATATCGGCAGATTCCGGACTGGTATACAAAGTTCAAAGAGAAGTATTCTGCTGTCCCTGATGCTGTTGGTCGTGACAGAAGGAGGAATAGAGAAAAGCGAGAGTACGACTTCCGCCGAGATTGTTTGAAGTTCGGACACAAGGTCGCAGCCTTGACAGACGTAGCTTCAAACGTAGGAGAAGATCTGCTGATCATGATCGATGCCGATACCTTGGCGCATGACAACGTCGATTGTGAATGGCTCTACAATCTATTTCGATCTGACACCTATCTCGCATGGTTGCATAGGAATCGTGGTTATCCTGAATGCGGCTTTATGATGTTCAAGTGTTGGCGCCCTGAGCATGTGCGATTCATGTCGGAGTTGCGGACGATATATGAATCTGGAAAGATTTTTGAGGAGGATGAGACTCACGATTCTTACATCTTTCAGCAGATCGTTCGTAGGGGAATCGCTGAGGGTTGGATGACTGATCCCCACAGCCTATCGGGTGATGCCAGTCGCTACCATCATCCATTCGTTCGGTGTGAGCTTGCCGCTCGGCTTGATCATGCGAAGGGCGCTCGGAAGAAGATCGGCAGGACGTCAAAAGTAGAAGTCAGGAATGAGAGACGGGAGCCTTATTGGAGATGAAAGAAATTAAGGGGATGTGGTTCCCCGACGACGATACGCACTTCCAGCATCACCTCGAGAGCAGCCCGATGCTCAATGAGAGAGGGACGTATCAGCTGAAGAAGCTTCAGGCTGCTGTGGGGTTCGTTCCCGAGTCTGCACGCGGCCTCGCGGTCGACGTCGGGGCCCATGTTGGACTGTGGTCGCATGTGCTCTCTACGATGTTCGAGGAAGTCGTAGCATTCGAGCCTCACCTCGCGCTTTACGAGTGTTGGAATCGCAACTGCAATGATATCGATAATGCGATATGCTACCATATGGCACTGTCGCATACGAACGACGATATCAGTATCGCGTATGTTCAAGGCAACAGCGGCAACGCCCATGTTGTCGATAAGCCTGCGCAAGGCGCTAGTTTTACGCGCACGTACGCGTTGGACAACTTCCCTCTAGGTCGCAAGATCGATCTCCTCAAGATCGATGTAGAGGGCTGGGAATTATTTGTAGTACAAGGAGCAAAAAGAACAATACAAGAAGACAAGCCTGTCATTATACTCGAGCAGAAACCTGGGAATGCCGAACGATTCAACATCAGACGTTTGGCAGCCCTGGAGTATCTGATCGCACTTGGTTATAAACTTGTTTGGGAAAAGTCAGGAGATTACGTTGTCACCTACGCGTAGCATTTTTATTGGGTTCGACTCTCGTGAGACTAATAACTTCGTCGTGTGCGTGAAGTCGGCGGTCGGCCACATGCGTGAGAGTATCGAGATCCGAGGCCTGGTTCTCGACACGCTTCGCCGGCAGGGGTTGTATACACGCAAGACGTCTGTGAGCAGCGAGGGCAAGTTGTGGGACTGCATCAGCGAGGCTCCAATGTCTTCGGAGTTCGCCAACTCCCGCTTCCTTGTTCCGGTCATCCAAAAGGAAGGTTGGGCATTGTTTGCTGACTGCGATACGATGTTCCTGGCCGATCCGGCCGACGTCTTCGCACTCGCCGATTCCTCCAAAGCTGTGATGTGCGTAAAGCATAATCACGTTCCTGTGGAGACCAAGAAGAAGAGCGGTGAGGTGCAGACGGTCTACCCAAGGAAGAACTGGTCTTCGGTGATGCTGTTCAACTGCGAGCATCCGGCGAACGAGAAGCTGACCGTTGAAATGGTCAACACTCTTCCTGGCCGGGACTTACATCGCTTCTGCTGGCTACAGGATGACGAGATCGGCGAGCTGCCGCCGACGTGGAACCACCTTGTTACCGTGAGCGAGCTTGCAATCGGCTCTGAGCCATTGAACTTGATTCACTGGACGCTCGGCAGTCCTGATATCCTCGCCCGTGAGAATACTGAATTCTACGATGACTACCATCGTGTACTAAACTCGTGGGCGAATCGCGGTGGCTCCCTCAGCTAGGGTTATAGCCTTCGTTCTCGGAGGTGCTAAGTGCGTCTGGGCTGACCTTGCGTCAGCCCAGGATCTGTGTATGCCTGACATGGTGGTTGTCGTCAACGACATCGGTATCGACTACCCAGGAAAAATAGATCACTGGGTTTCATATCATTCGGATCAGTTGGGCAAGTGGTCTAGGGAGCGAGCGGCGCGTGGATTAGATCCAGCAGGCACATATTGGGCAGGGAAGGGCGGCCCAACGCGGGCGGCTCCAAAGGGAACGCGGACCGTGAACGCGGTTGGGGGATCGTCCGGCATGCTGGCAGCGTTCGCAGCCTTGCGAGCTGGCGCGACAGCGGTCGTTTTGTGCGGCGTGCCTATCGACCCGGCGATGCCCCATTACCACGCTCACAAGCGGGGTCTGCCGTGGACAGAGGCTTCCAAATATCAGAAGCATTGGATCGCAGCTAAAGAATCAGAGTTCAGGGATCGAGTACGGAGCATGAGTGGTTGGACAGCCACTCTTTTAGGTTCCCCTACTGTTGAGTGGTTGGAGGGTTAGATGCAGTTTATTCCGCAGTCTCGAATCGTGCAGTGCAAGCACGCCGTTCTAGGTAAGGCCTTACCTCCCGATGTGCGACGTATCGTTACATTCGAGACCGGTCAAGAGACTCTGATTCGCGCAGCCTTCAATACATTTCTGGAGGGCTGTAAGTCAGATGATGTGGTCGGCAAGTTCCGTGACATGTACGCCGCCAACAGGCTTGTGCAGTGCTTATCCGTCACCGACGATCTTGTAGAAGACTTTTCAGAGGTTCTTCCTACCGTCTTCGAGAACGCAGGAAACTTCGAGACGCGCTGGCTGATTAAAGAATTGGATATCACGCAAGTCAAGAAGATAGAAGTTAGCCCGACAGTCAATCTATCGTTCGATCCTGGTAGTGCTGATGCTGCACGCTTGATGCGTCAATCACTTCTTGAATTCATTCGTGAGATAGTAGATGCGCAAAGGAAAGCAATTCGTACTGTCCTCGCACGTGCGTTGAAAGAAGGTATGAGTCCCATCGAGGCCTCAAGGTTGTTTCGTGATCAGATTGGCTTGACACAACGCCAGATGGGAGCAGTCTCCAACTATCGTAGCCTTCTACAGAGTGGAAGTTCGGAAGCGCTGGATCGTACTCTTCGGGATCGTCGATTTGATTCCTCTGTATCTCGTGCAATCGATCGAGGTGTTCAATTATCTACTTCTCAAATCGATAGGATGGTGGGTCGCTACCAGGAACGGATGTTGTCTATGCGCGCGGAAACTATCGCGCGTACGGAGATGCTGAGTACGACCAATGTGGCACGACATCAAGCGATGATGCAGACGGCTACTAAAGTTGATTTGGAGATGGGCCGCATCCGCCGCACCTGGCGTACGAATGTAGATGGTCGTGAGCGTCAGACACACTTCTTTCTAAACAAACAAGAGCGCGGTGCTGAAGAACATTTCGTTAGCGTATCTGGTGCGAAATTGATGTATCCTGGAGATAGATCAGCACCAGCGGCGGAGACTATTCAATGCCGCTGTACTACGCTCACGAAAATACTTCCACCGGGTCAGAGTACAGCGTTACAACGCCCGATTGTTGTTACGCCAAAACCTGCCCCTCCGCCAATATACACGAGTCTTAAAACCTCGTACGATACTGACTACGCTGATGGCTTTGTCACCTTTGCTGATAATGATGCAGCACGAGGAGCATTCAATCAGCTGAACTCGCAGGTGGCTGATGTTCTAAAGAATGTAGAAGCTGCTCAAATTGCTGAAGCAGACAAGATACTCAGCGCGGCCTTGAAGACGGCGGAGGCTTTAGAACTTGCTGAATTGAAAGCGGCAAAGAAGTATACTGAGGTTGTTCGACAAGCTGCAAAGAACCGTGGCATCACGTCGACATCAACTAAGACTATCGCCGGTGAAGATGTTGTACAGGCTGCTAAGTATGAATATGGTGTGCCTACAACAGTTACGAAACCTCCGAAAGGTACTGGGAAAAATCCAGAAGATTTTATCAGTAATTTGAAAACAATGGAGATGCGTGAACTTTTAGACGATTTGTATAAAGAAGGTTTCACGGCAAAATTAACACTAGCCGAAATGGATACGCTAAAGCACTACACTTCTGGTTACGGTTATGAAATAATCAATAAACAGGTAGTGAAGCGGTTGCGGTACGGTGACGCTCCATTCCTTGGTTATGCTGATACGATGCGTAGTGCCGACAGGATGATAGCTGAGCTTGACAGTGCTTTTGCAAAAGCCGTTCTCGCTGAGGACGTCATCGTCTACCGCGGCATGAAGGGCAGTAGGTGGAAACGCACCTTTGCGAGCTTGCAAATTGGGCAAACAGTGCTTATAGATCAAGCTGTGTTAAGCACTAGCATGAGCAGGAGCTTTGCGGCGAATTGGATACACGGCAGCGGTTTTGTTGTCGAGATTCTTCTTCCTAAGGGCTCTAGAGCGATCTCCATGGAAAAGTTGACATCCAACAAAACCGAATTCGAAATACTTCTTGATAGAGGTTCCAAGTTTATCGTTCGAGAAATTAAAGCGAATGCAGTAGTTCTCGAACTACTACCATAGGTGGAGATGATGGCAAGAACAAAGAAGGTTGCACAGAAGAAAGTAGTGAGTAGATTCGTCTGGGATGACAGCGAACGGGAGTTTGATATCATTCGTTACGACGACGAAGCTCGGAGGAAAACTATAGAGGCGCTGCTCGCCGAGAGCCGTGCAATGCTAAAGACTTCATAACAATCTATCGAGAATGAATGGCTCCATGGATTTCGGAGCCATTCGCATGTTTCGTCGAATTTTCCTATATTGCGTCACGTAAAGGGGTATGCTACTTTTGTCGTCCTACGAGGACCGGCCCCTACCGCACTACGGTGGCTGCCAGCGCTCTCCGTAGCTCCCCAGCACATATGCCATGGCAATCGAACGCTGACCTTCCTGAGTCGGTGAGATCAGCTCTCCCCGAGGCAGCACAGACTGTATTCAGAGAAGTCGCAAACTCTCAAATAGAATCCGGAGCATCCGAACCCGTTGCCAAGCAATCGGCATGGGCGGCGGTCAAGGAAAACTGGGAGAGGGGTGACGATGACCGGTGGATTGCCAAGATTGGTGCGCGGAATTCCCGTAACGATCTTACAGACATCCAATCAATACATAATGCTGCTGTACGGCTTGGTGCTGTATGCGAAGCTCATGGTCCTGGGATTGAGAAACGTTCAGCTGAACGTTCGATGTATGTCAGTCGTCGTTTAATCAATTCCGATGAGTTTATTAAGTGGGCGAAGGCACAGGGATTCAAGACAGTGCTACAGCCTGGAGACCTTCACGTAACCATCGCGTACTCGCACGCTCCGCTTGAGTGGCCCGCTTCCGTGACTTCTACTCTTGCTGCTGAGGATACAGCTGGGCGGGAAGTTGTCGCGTTGGGTGATGGTGGTGCTGTCGTTCTGCAATTCAAATCTAATGAGTTGAACGAGCGCTGGGATTATCTGCGCTCCGTTGGTGCGACCTGGGATCACTTCCAATACACCCCGCACGTGACGATATCCTGGGATGCCGGTGACGTTGATCTTACCAAGGTGCATCCCTTTACAGGTGTGCTGCTCTTCGGTCCTGAGCGCTTCAACGTTGTAAAAGATGATTGGCACGATTCGATCACCGAGAAGGTGTTCCACGTTGCCAAGGTCGAGGAAGTCAACGAAGAACTCGGTATCGTCTTCGGTTGGGCAATCATCTCGAAGATTCGCGGCAAGGAGTATTTTGACGTCCAGGGCGATCACATTCCTGAGGATTCGATGCTCGTCGCTTCGGCCAACTACATGCAGAAATCCCGCATCGGTGGACACATGCATCGCTATCGGGGAAATGATGCGGAGTCAGTAGAACGTGCCGGAGAAGTAATCTTCGCATTTCCCTTGACAACAGATATTGCGAAGGCGATGGGTATTGCTTCCCCAACTACAGGATTGATGATCGGCATGAAAGTAGACCGGCCTGACATCCTCGAGAAGTTTAAGAACGGGACGTACACCGGGTTTAGTATTGGCGGTCGCCGGTTACTTGATGAAGAGGTAGGCGCATGAGTAAGGGTAAGAACAAAGAACAGAAGATTATGCGCGCTTTTGAGATCGGCGAAATCAGTGCTGTTGATACTCCGGCCCAACAGGGCGCACTCATGCGCATTGCCAAAAGTGCGGATGGAGATGTTGATATGACGAAACTCGATATTGGAGCCCTTACAAAACGATATATTGATCCGATGGATGGCGCCGTTCCGTTCTCGACTGTTCTTTCCGAGACGATGCGATGCGAGCAGTATTACGAAGCGCTTGAGCACGTTGGGCCCATTATCAATGCAATGGAAACGTCGCTCAGATCGATTGCCGGAGATCCTGTTACTCCTCCGGAAACTAAACTTACCATGGCTAGGAACACGGTAGAAGATTTCATGTCCGTTATCAGACGGATGTGGAGCGAAGCCGACATGGTAATGATGTCAGCTTTGGGTAAATCAACTGAGGAGATTGAGGATATGGCGAAGGTGTTGACCACCGAGCAGATGAAGGTTCAGATTTCTGATCTGGAGAAGAAGCTCGAGGATCTCACGAAGGCTTCTACGGATGCTGGTGTGGCTGCTGAACTGACGACTCAGGTCGAATCCCTGACTGCTAAGGTCGAGGAGCTCACCACTTCGCTCGAGGTGGAGACCGCTAAGGCCTCGATGAACGACCAGGAAAAGGCTTACATGTCCAGCCTGGGCCGCGAGGAGCAGAAGGCTTTCCGCGGTTTGTCGGCCGGCGATCGCAAGAAGAAGATGGGCAAGGCTGCCGACGACGAGACCCTGACGGTCAAGGGCCAGACGATTCGGAAGTCTTCGGTCGGCGACGAGATGTTCGCTATCCTGAAGGCGCAGTCCGAGGAAATCGAGTCGGCGGTGAAGTCGGCCGCTACCGAGAAGGCTGCTCGCCAGATGGGCGAATACGAGAAGGTGGCCAAGGCTGCTTACACGAACCTGCCCGGCACCGATATCGAGAAGGCCCACGTCCTGAAGGGGATCGAGAGTCTTTCCGAAGATGTTCAGGCTTCCATCGTGAAGATGCTGGCGGCCGGCGAGGGTGCCATCAAATCGGCGTTCACTCGTCTCGGTGATGGTGGCGGCGAAGACATCGGCCGGCAGTCGGGCCTGCGGAAGGGTGCTTCGCATCCGTTCATGGGCAAGGTGCGTGAAATCCAAAAGCGTGACAGTCTCGGCCACGCCGCTGCGATGACCAAGGCGCGCACGGAATACCCGGACGAGTTCGCTGCGTATCGTGAGTCCGACGCCAACTAGTCGAGAGGGCTGGGTGTAGAATCTCAGCCCCCGACCTTGATTCCTTACTGAAGATTTGGAGAAAACGGAAATGGCAATCTTTCGTGTGCCTGCGGAATTCATGTATTCGGAGACGGCTGGTGAAGATTTCACCGGTGATCTGAATAAAATCGTCGCACTCAACCAGCAGCAGAAGTTGGTTCTCGCCGGCAACGGTGCGTTGGCGATCGGCACCCTGTACGAGGAGGCTGTTGCTGACGAGCCGGCCACCATTCAGATGCTCGGCATCGCCAAGGTGAAGCTCGGTGGCACGGTTCAGGCCGGTCAGCGTGTGATGTCCAATGCGTCCGGCCTTGGTGTCGCAGCGACTTCGGCGCTCTACTCGATCGGCGTCGCACTCGTGGCTGGTGTTTCCGGCGACGTGATTCCGGTCACGCTGATCCCGGGCACTGTGGCGTAACTCTTTCGAGTCGCGATCAGGTTTAATCTGGTTCTGGAGTAGAAGTATATGCGTATTCAAAAGAATTCCCCTTCGGCAACGAACATCGAAGGGACGTTGCACATCGACCGCTACCTGACCGACTTCTCCGTGATGTTCGTTCAGGATTCGGCGCGGTTCATCGCACAGAGCTGCGCCTCGGTGATTCCGGTCCTCAAACAGACCGACAAGTTCGTCGTTTACGATCGCGGTTACTTCTGGCGCGATGAGGCTGCTCCCCGCCCGCTCGGTGGTCGTCCCGTTCAGGTCGGCTACAAGATCGGTGAGGGCACCTACAGCGCTGTCGAGTTCGCGCTGGAGCATACTGTCGATGACCGTCAGCGCGCGAACGCCGACGATCCGATCCGGCTCGACGAGAACGCCACGATCCTGCTCACGCAGAAGCATCTCATCAAACAGGACCGTGTCTGGGCGCAGAACTTCTTCCGCACCGGCGTCTGGACCACGAACTATGAAGGTGTCGCCTCAACTCCCGGCAACCTCCAGTTCCTGCAATTCAGCGATGCCTCCTCCGATCCGATCGGCGTTATCGATGCGGCGAAGGATGCGATGAACGAACTTACCGGCTACATGCCGAATAAGCTCGTTCTTGGTGCCGACGTGAAACGGACTCTGCGCTCCCATCCCGATATCGCTGACCGCATCAAATACGTCCAGCACGGCGTGGCCGACGATATGATCCTGGCAGCCCTGTTCGACGTCGACCAGGTCGTGACTGCTCGTTCTGTCTACAATGCGGCGGCCGAAGGTGCCACGGACAGCTTCAACTTCATCGTCGACAAGAAGGCGATGCTGCTGGCGTACATCGAGCCGAATCCCGGTCTCGACTCTCCGACGGCAATTGCCAACTTCGCCTGGACCGGCCTGATCCCCGGCGCCACGAATGCGATGGGCGGCGTCATCGAGTCCGGTCGTGACGATCGCGCGCACAGCGACTTCTTCCAGGGTCGTATGGCGTGGGATCTTCAGCGCGTGTCGGCCGACCTCGGCGTGTTCTTCAACGACGTGGTGATCTAAGCTAGTAATTGACTAGCTTTAGTACTATAGATTAATCCTGGAATAAAAGGAATGGCAACAATGTCCAGGTATACAGCATTTCCTCGTCCGCTACCTTTCAATCGTGATTGTGAATTTACTGTTCGTCGTGGGATTCGTCTTAACGGTCAGGAATTCAAAGATGGTGATGTGATCGATAAGACGCTCCTAACAACTCGACGGCTACGTCAGTTGTTCGAACAGCGCTTTATCGTACAGGGTGACTCGGTACCCAACACGCTTGTAGTTCCGCATTCTATTGATTTTAAACAACTGCCGACCGCTGCTATCGTGAGTTGGTTGGCGCAGCGACAGAAGACCCCAAGACCGGGAAGCGATCGGGCCAAAACAATCGCTTTGGCCGAGATCGTCCAACGGAAAGAGAAGGAAGCTGAAGATGGCGTCGTTTCTGGAAACCCAGTTAAGGAACGCGATCCACAAAGGCTTCCAAGGAAGGTTGCTAAAAGGGATTCTGCGCAGAGCGACGCTCAGCAGCACAGTTGACGCAAACGGGGATCCGAGCAGAACTTACACCAACTACAATCTAGAAGGTTTCGTCGACACCTTCTCTGTTTTTCAGAAAGCTACTGCGGGCATTCCCGAGTCAGACGTAAAGCTTCTGATCATCGCCGGTAGCCTTTCTATCGACCCTCGTAAAGATGATCAAGTTCGCTTCCGAGGTGTGTGGTACCAGGTCCGCGCACTTGGCAAAGATCCGGCGATAGCAACTTGGGAACTACAAAGCTTTCAGATAGCGGATCCTACCTGATGCATATCGCCTTCTACAGAAGTGAAAAAGAGAGATGCCAACAATTCGCTGGCGTCTTTCGTACTGCGCTTTTGGCACAGGGCGATACCGTAACAGAGTACCCAGTCTTCGGCGATGTCGATAATCAGGCCGATGCTATTGTGATGTACCGCGTTAGGCGGAAAGAGCTTCTCGACCATGCTGAGGCAAAGCAGATTCCTTTGCTCTACTTCGATAAAGGATACACTCGCACTCACGAATGGCAGCGGATTGCATTTGATGGAACCGAGCCTGGGTTTACTCTTGGGACCTACGGTTTTCCAGATAATCGGCGCAAAGCGTTCAATTGGCTCTTCCATCCTTGGAGGAGGTCTGGAAACCATATCGTTCTGGCCTCCTCAAATGAAGTAGAGCACGAATGGCGTGGACTTCCTTCCCCACAAGAATATGCAGTTTCAGTAGTTGAGAAGATCCGACGCTTTACAGACAGACCGATTATTCATCGCTGCAAACCAAATCAGAATCCTGTCTTCTCTGTTCCGGGCACAACTCAATCTCCTCAGGGCAGAACTGTACAAGAAGATTTGCAGGGTGCGCACGCCCTGGTAACAGTTGGATCGAGCATCGTGCTTGAGTCGGTGCTGTCAGGTGTCCCTACAATAGTTCTTGGTGACGCGGTAACTGTAAACATTTCAACTGCCGACCTAACCAAAATCGAGAATCCTCTGTTGGTCTTCGCAGAAGAAGTTATCGCAGTCCTGAACGACTTGGCGTACCATCAATGGTCTTGGGATGAATTTAAATCAGGCGTGGCCTGGGCTGCAATCCGGCCGATGCTCGTAAAGAAAGTATTGTGATGCAAGTGTACGAGGGTTTGTCCTTCCCTGAATCCGCAATCGCGTATCTACTACGACACAAGGGCGATGCTGCTAGCGTTCAAAGAACGTGCGAACGTCAGGCTATGCGTGCGCGGAAACAGTTTGAAGCCCTATCCCCGTACATCGGCAAAGACGTAGAACGGGTCCTCGATATCGGTTGCGGGCTTGGTGCGATTGATGTCGTTCTCGTTGCCGAGCGGCCGGTCACAACTCTCTATCTTGTTGACGGTGATGGGTCGCACGAGCGGCATGGCGAGTATCGTGACGTATCCGAGCCTTGGAATAACGTTGCTGACGCCGTCGAGTTCGTGCAGGCAAATACATCGAGGTTGCTCAAGATCGTACCGACGTGGCCAACCAAAAGCGTTGACCTGGTGATCTCGCTCAAGTCTTGGGGGCTGCATTATCCTGTAGACTGTTATCTGAATCTCGTGCCACACTTGTTAGATCGAGGAGGTGTGCTGATAATCGATCTGCACAAACCAGAAGCTCGGCAAGCACTCGAGGGCGTGGGACTCACCTGTACAGGAACGATTGGAGACTACAAAGATCAAGGAACGGCGTTGCTTCCGTTCGTTCGGCACATCTTTAAAAAGGTGGCGTAATGGCATCCCCAATTACCTGGAACGGGAAGCGAATCTCAGCAGGTATCCGCAGTGCTGTCATGCGGGGGTTGATCACTGCTGCGAATGATGTTCGTAACACAGCAGTGGACTCAATCATTGAGGGTCCGAAGACCGGTATTGTGTATCATCGTAGAGGTGTAGCGCATCAGGCATCTGCTCCAGGAGAACCACCAGCGGCTGATATCGGAACGTTGAACAACTCGATAACCATTCGTCCTGATGTCAAAAGTCTTACTGTCTACGTCAATGCTGGTGCCAAGTACGCGGCCGCACTTGAATATGGAACAGCGAAGATGGAACCGCGTCCGTACCTCAGACCAGCTTTGTTGCAGCACGCTCGATCGATTGATAATCTGGTAGCGCTTGAGGTTCGCGCGTATCTTGCCAGCGGAGGTAAGTGATGGATTTGGCGGCCCCGCTATACGCAGCGTTGAGTGCTGATGCGGCGATAACGAGTCTACTAGGAACATTTCTTTCGGGTCCGTCCATTCATACAAGAAGGCCGGTTCCAGAAGAAGCAGGATATCCGATGTTGATCGTTTCGGCCAACGTCGGAGTCACGGACGAGGATGGATTGGTATCTCGGCGTCCCATCCTCGTTCGTGATATCATCGCGTACGGGGAACAGGATAGTCAGTATCGTGTAGTTGAGCAGCTGGCTGACCTCCTCCGTACGAAGTTTCATAGGCAACGCGATTCCTTTACCATTTCAGGTTTTCATGTTGTTGACGTAGTCGCCGTAGGGCCTATCCCTGGCCCCACAGATGACTTTAATCACGTAGCTCGAGTAGTAACGCTAACCATTCGTTTGGTAGCGGAGTAGTAGAAAGGATATTTGATGACAGTCAATACAGCCGCCCAATCCCGAGTGTTTATCGGTACTACAGGTCAGGCGAATGACGTGACGGACTACGAGGCCGATAGCTACATTGAGGTCGGCGAAGTCGAGGACCTCGGCGAGTTCGGCGACACGGCTGAGGAAGTCACCTTCACAGCCTTGAAGGATCGTCGTACTCGGAAGTTCAAAGGATCGTTCAACGCAGGAACAATGACTATCATCTGCGGTTCCGATCCCGAGGATGTTGGACAGGATGCACTCCTCGCCGCGTTCTTGTCCGACTTTGATTACAACTTCAAAGTCACGCTGAACGACAACATTACTCCTGCAGGCGCGCCGTCCACGCTGTTCTTCAGCGGCAAGGTGATGTCGAAGAGTCGGAACGTGGGTCAGGTGAATAACGTCGTTCGGCAGACGTTCATGGTCGGTATCAATACCGAGATCCTCGAGGTCACTGCGACTTAATCGGCGGCAAATCTGGACGAGCGACGGGCCCTAACGGTCTCGCCGCTGCTACCGTACCAGAGGCACCGCTTCCGCGAGCGAGCGCCGCAGATTCGCCGGCTCACGGCTAGCGTAAAATCGTTGGAATGGAACAAGCAATGACAAAGAACCTACCGCTGCCTGGCTCAGGCGACGTCCCTATCACCCTCGATGGGGAAGATCTTTTCCTGAAGCCAACATTGGAAGCCTGCCTGAGGATTTCTCGGCTTCATGGGAATCCACACGACACCGCCACTAAGATTATGGCGATGGACTTCGATACGGTCGTCGCTGTTGTTGGCATTGGTCTTCGCCGAACGACCAACAAAGATCTTCAGGAGAAGGTGTATCGTACAGGTCTCGTGAATCTCCGAGCATCCCTGATCTCATTCATCCACATCGTCAACAACGGCGGTCGGCCGATCGAAGACGAAGGTTCGGAGGATGAGAAGAAAGAAGAAGAAAACCCTCAGGAGCCGAGCCTGTAAGCCTATCGGAATATTATGGCAAGCTGTTAGAATTTGCAGCGGGCTGGCTCGGTTGGCCTCAAGAACAAGCCCTAGCATGCGACATTAACTATCTAGTATACGCGTACCAGGGTCGGATGTCGATGTTCCAGATGCTCTTCGGATCTAGGGAACAGGAACCTCCGCAGAAAAGAGCGAAAGCGAACGATATTAAACAGTTCGCAAAGACGCACAACCTTCTTGTACGTACGGGTAAGGTGAAACTTCCTAAGAAGAAAGCGAAAGCGAAAGTAGTATGACCCAAGTAGCTGGATCTGTGGAAGTCGCCGTCCGTGCAAATATGCAGCTATTCCTACGCGATCTCGAACGGGCGCGTATGGAGTTGCAGAAGTTCAGTTCGACGGCAACTCGAACAACTGCTGGAACGGCTAAGCAGTTCGACGCTATGGGTTCTGCTTCCTCGCGAGCATCAGGAGCTATTGCAGCATTCACGCGACAGTTTGCGTTCCTAGGCACCTTGACTGCTGGCTTTGCGCTCTACAAAGTCTCAGATCAGTTCGCTAGCTTCGAATACAACATGAATACCGTGCGGGCGGTCCTGAACACAACAGGATCAGAGTTCGCGCTTCTCAATACCAAGGCCCAAGAACTCGGTAGTTCTACTCGGTACTCGGCCGAGCAGGTTGCTGAGGCGATGACCCTCATGGCCAAGGCCGGAATGTCTGCCGGTCAGGTCTACGGTGGTGTTGCGAGTACGCTACAACTTGCAGCCGTTGAGGGTCTCGATCTGGCCACGTCTACTGAAGCCGTTGTCAACATCATGACTGGCATGGGTCTGTCAGTCAAAGACCTCGACCGTGCGGTTAACGTCCTAACCAAAACCAGTATAGATTCTACTACTGGTGTTACCGAACTTGCGTATGCCTTTAAGTACGCATCGGGGATCTCCGAGACAGCAGGTGTTAGTCTCGAAGAAGTAGCCGCTGCCATGGGCTTGATGGCGCAAGCGGGTACCAAAGGCTCAACCGCAGGTACAGCCCTCCGCGGTATCATCACACGACTTGTTGGCCCCACAGAGGAAGCCCGCAAGGTGATGAAGGCTTGGGGCATCTCGGTAGTTGATGCCTCAGGGAAGTTTAAGCCTCTTAGCGATGTTATTCGACAGTTCGAACCGATGGCCAAGGCGGGAGCACGCGGCTTAGAGGATATGTTCACTGTCTTCGGCGCTCGACCTTTCCAGGGCATTGCAGCTCTTACGAAAGCGGGCGCGGACGAGTTCGACAAGTTTACAAAGAACTTGCAGAATACAGGTGATGTCGCCAAACGCGTCTCTGAGATTCAGATGGAGGGTCTCAAAGGCGCGATGCTGCAATTAGGTACAGCGGCATCCGGACTAGCGGTGGCTATCGGTGAAAGCGGCCTTGGTAAGGCTTTCGAGTATCTCGCTGATAAGGCTACTTCCGCACTCAATGCAATGACTGCCGCTCTAAAGGGCATGGCCCCCCTTCAAGAGCAGTCAGCCGCGGTTCTTCGAAATACATTATCTTCGCAGCAAGCCGAACTCGATCAGGTTGATCGCGCCATTGAGCGTTTGCGGACCAATCGAGCAGGTGCGGGTCAGATCGCAGCTCTTGAAGCCGGTCGCAAGAAGATGGTCGAGAATATGACGACCACGCATGAATTTCTCATGCAGCAACAGCAGGTACAAACTGCTCTCAAGGCTCCGGCAGCAAAAGTAAAAGAGCAGCTTGACGATGTTACACCTCCCGCCGCTGTAGATGTTGAAGGTGGCCTAGCGAAGCGTAAGGCAGCGCAAGAAGCTCTCCAGCGGTTGGAATCTGAATACCTCGAGAGCACTAAACAGAATAAACGTCTTATCGAGGTTGAGCAAGAACGCGAGCTTGCCAAGTTTAAAGAGCTTCTCGAAAAGAAGTTGATTTCTCAGACGGAGTACGAGAACGCTGTCCGGCAACTGGGTGAAGTCACTCAGAAGAAGATGGAGGAGCTCCGCCAGAAGGACTTGAAGTTCATTGAGGATATCACCGGAGCGATTTCGAGTGGGCTGGAGGGAGCCTTCCGCTCATTTATCGAGACAGGTAAGGTCGACTTTAATGAGTTGACTCGTTCCATCCTCGCCGATATCGCTGTTATCGCTCTCCGCATGGCTGTGCTGCAACCGTTGTTTGGTGGGGGTGCGGGCGGTGGTGGTGGTGGAGCCATTGGAAGTATGATCGCCTCGTTGTTTCATACGGGTGGTGTCGCCGGTAGCGGTAGTGGTGTGAAGCGTGAAATGCCGATGGCTGCATTCTTTGGTGCTCCCCGGATGCACAAAGGTGGTCAGATCCTCGGCGCGAATGAGGTGCCTGCGATTCTCAATCGGGGTGAACGAGTTGTTCCTGCTGGTGCAAATGATAACGGTAAGGTTACTGTTCAGATCATCAATAACTCAAGTGCGCAAGTTAAAGAAGACTCTACTCGGTCATCAGACGGCGAAGAGATTCGCAGGTTCGTTATCGAAGAGACGAATAAAGGTATGACCCGTGGAGCCTTCGATGGTTCCATGCGCGGTCGGTACGGTAATCAGGTTGTTGGTACTCGCCGGTAGGGAGTAGGGCATGGCTTACAAAACTAAATTTGGCGGGTACCAAGCGGACAGTGACTTGTCCGCTTCTGACTGGACGAAGCGCTGGAATACAGCAGCCACCGCCACCGTTCTTGGTATTGGATATGAGTTTATCTCTTCAGCCGTTAGTCCAGTACAATCTCGAGAAAACACGTTCTCGGCGGTAATCCCAGCATCGGGAACGTATATTATTGCGTTGGAGGGTCGGTCTGTTGATGCTCCAGGTGTGCAGGGAGTATCGATTGATGGTCAACTCGGTCAGGAACTTTTCGAAGTAACTAATGGTAGTACTTTCCTAGCTTTCTGGTTGGTGGATCCTACTAGTTTCTCCGCAGGTGATATCAATGTACTTTTGAATTCTACTCACAACGGTTTTACTATTTCTGTATGGCAGGTATTCGGTAATGTAACAACATATGGAGATAGCGCTCAAGGATTGACGAGTGGCGCCACTGACTCTTTAGCTCTTAGCATTCGAAACGTTATTCTTGGTGTAGCGCGTAGTGGTGGATCTGTTGTTGTGGGGAATAGTGGCACCACTAAAGTGATGCTTCACATGGACGGCGCGGATGCTTCTACAACATTTACGGATGTAAATGCTGGGGGTTCTGCAAAGACTTGGACCGCTGCTGGAAACGCGCAGATCGACACGGCGCAAAGC